AAGAATCACACATTAAAGCTAAGTACCAACATACATCGCTGATTTCACGCTTTAAATGTTCAGAATCTAACTGCTTTTCATGAAAAATCCATTTCTTAAGCATGTCGTTAAGCTCTCCAACTTCGCCAGATAAACCTAATGCAGCATTAAGAACACCACCTAATTCAATCTCTGACGTATCTTCGCCACGATTGCCAATCTTTAAATCACCAATCTTATTCAGAAGCCTATCTGTAGACTTTTTATCGTTAGTACGCATAGCCAAAGCCTGATACTCTGCTCCCTGCATTTCTAACTCCTAACTCTTTTTTATTTTTTGAAATTTTTTGGAATTTACTCGGCTGAATTAGCCGTTTTGATGTGTGTATTCATTGAATATCTTATGAATAATTAAGATGTGTCTATTATACACCTATCTATCAGATTTGTACAGTAGATTTATTGATTATATTATATGGGTTATTATCAGGACTATATATTAATAAATATAATGATGTATATAGTTTAATAAATTATTGTTAGATGGTTATGTATATATAAATATATATAATAAGCCTTTTTATCTTTGGGGTTGGGAAAGCGACTTAGTTGGGCGTGCAATGCGTGTATATATAACCCCCACGCCCTGCGTTTGTATATCTTGCACAACGAAATCAGCCAAAGCGGAGCCATTGCGCAATAAATAATTATCACGCAATCGCTGTCAATCCGCTTGTTTACTGGCTTTGTTGTACTTTTATCGTTCAAATGTTCTGTTTTATCACTTCGCTAAACTCAACTTTAGCGAAATCATGTTATCGTGAGCCAAACGGCTAGAATCCGCTTGTTTACTGACTTTGCGGGATTTCTTGTGCATCTTGTACAATGGTTTCTTGTTGTGCAATTTGACGAACATTAGAGCCTTGAGCGTCTCCAGATGTGCCAAGCTGCGGAAGGTCTGCGGCTGTTTTAATGGTCTTTGTGGTGCTTTCTCTGCTGACACCCGGCAAATTCCAAGCAAAGTGCCGGTTGAGTATTGCAAGAATTCCGACAGGGTTTTTATTGCCGGTTGCAAGCTTATTTGATAAACTTTCTTCGCGAAAAATGCGCAGTTTTTGCACGATGTCGAAGCCTTTTGTACTTAGTTTTCTCTCATCTGCTCCCCAGTCCATTAATGTATCGTAATTAATACCAGTTAATAAACTATATCCCATTATACTACATTCTTTATCATATACAGAACATAAATAATAATATATATATAATATATACTCTAATTTATCTAAATCATACATATAAAAATTACTATCCATTATGCAGTTAGTATTATTTTTATTAATATTATTATTTAACTTTAATATGCTTTTATCACTGAAAACATATTTATTAATATACATTAGGGCAGCGTTCCATCTGCTTTGTGGCTCTTTGGTCATATCTTCGATGTTGTGTTCTTCACAGAACTGCGATAAATAAAGCTCTATGTCATTTTGAAATACTTCGGGCGTGTCTGGTGCTTCCTGTACTTTCTCCATGTATTCCCCTTTCTGCTGGATCTGCTCCGGCTAATTATATTTAACGCAAATAAAAACACCCAACAACTATTATATAATTATCGGGTGTAAATCTTATATATTTAATTATTAGCATAATAACACAATAAATATAATTAATCAATAGGCATTCAAAAGGCGATGTATAACAATATACACCGCTTAAATCATATATTATCTTCTTTCTTTAATCGTCTACTATTTCAGCCGCTAAAACAGCTATTCGCTGCTTCATTTCTTCGGTTGAACAGGTTTCGTTGTAATAATCGCCAGATATAAGCGTATAGTCGTCGGTACGCTGTTCTTCAACATTCCAACCGCCGCCATATGCCAAACATAAATTTCCATTTAACATAATACCAAGGCTGTCAATCTCCATTTGTGATTTAACAAGCTTTGTAATATATTCTTTTAAATAACCATCATAAGGCGTTTTAATACTATTACTAGCTTTTTTATCCTTTAAGCCACACCTTAATTTAATTATTTTTTTAAAGTCGTCTCTTTCCATCTTTTCCACCTTTTAACCTTTTTTATAAATATATATGGCAACTTACCACTTCTTCGCCCTCTTTAATCTCTGGCAATTCCACGATTCGCGCACCTCTGTTATCCGCTGCATATGTACTTGGATAACTTTTTGAGTTAATAACTGCACTTATATACTCTTTTTTCTGTTCGTCTTTTTTGATTGCTAAAAATAATCTCATGGTTTCCACCTTTTAACCTTTCTTAATTGCTTTCTTTTTCACATTCAAAGCCAAACAAAATATCATTTGCCAGCTCTTCGCTTATTTCTTCCTCTGCGATTGGCTTTCTGTTCTCTGCTCCGATCATTTCGTCAAGACTTGCGTCTATATCAGCAAGCGCCTTTTCTCTGCTAAATCCAAGCCCAACAACTTTGTTTAATAATTCAATTGTTTTCATCCTTTCCACCTTTTCAACCTTACGGCTGTCCTTTCTTAATTTGTACCCTTATTATATAACGATATCGTTATATGGTCAAGTAGTATTTTAAAATTCTTTCCAACTATTTAGAATGGGCATTCGTCGGAGCTTGTACAGGTTGAAGCTTTTGCCTTTTCTGTCTCCTGCACTTTCTCCATTACAGCTGACACAATAAAGCCGTTAAGGCTATCGCCTGCCGCCGCTCTGATTCGTTCCTCATCTTCCTTTTTAAACCTCACAAGGCTTTTAAAATATGCTTTATTATCATATTTTTTTATGGCTCTTGCTTGTGCTTTAGATACTGCCATCAAATCAACTCCTTTTATAAAGATAACTTTATTATATAGTAGCGTTATATTAAAGTCAATATAAATATAAAGATAACTTTATTATATAGTAGCGTTATATATTTATATATAGATAGCTTTATACATATTGCACAATAAAAATATATAGATAGCTTTATATATTTGTTACATTTTGCGACTTGTAATTATATAACGATAGCTTTATAATAAGAGCATAAATAAAAGGCGGTTGCACTTCTACCAAGACACACAACCGCCACCAATCAAAAAAGAAAGGTAAGCCGATTATATCGCAATCGGCGAAATGGTACAAGATTATGAGATTTGAAGTTAAGGATGACACAATTACAAGTGAAACATTATGGAAAACAGATATTTATAAGATAGTCGAAAAGATTCCATTCGGTTTCTTTGTATGGAATATCGGCGAGAATATGGAGAGCGATGAATATGTCCCACTTTGTCAATATTTGTCTCCAGGAATTAAAGATGATTACTCTATCAATCCCAACACTTTAAGAGCCATTAAACTGCCAAAAGAAGATGTTGAGTTATTAAGAGAAGCCGCAGGCTGGGGAGTTAATAGCTTAGAGACAGCAAGAAAGGCATTAAAGAGCCGCCGCCATAGTTATACGGCTGAAAAGAAGAGAGAAAACGCACGCAAAACAATAGATATACTTGAAAGAATTACAGAATAAGGAGGATTAAAAATGATTATAGGAACATTAGAAAACGGCAATAAATGCGTTTACGATTTACCAGCGGAAATCAAGACAGCGGCAGAGTTTGAAGCTCTTATATATGGCTATAATGATGGCAGACTAGCAGAAAGCCAGAGAGAAGAACTTTATAATCAACCTAAACTAAAAGGTTTAAATGGTCCGATGTGGAACGGCTGGGGAACTCTTAAGAGTACAGGCGAAACAGTCGCAATCATTCGCTATGAAAAGCCTAGCAAATATTAGTCGAAACCGCCACTTTTGGCGGTCTGTAGGAACTGCCCCACCTGCACCGATGAGACAGGGCGCACAATGAAAGGATGGTTGATATTATGAAAACAATTAAACTACAAGGAATACACACACCACAAAAAGCAATTCCGGCGGCAGAATTAAAGCCGGGAATGGTTACAGTTTGGAATTTTGGTTACACTTCCACAGTTAAAAGCGTAGAGCTAACAAAAAGCGGAAAAAGCGTTAAATGCGTTATTATTTCCGACGAGAGCGGAAACGAACACACTAGAACAATGCGAGCTGATAGGCTTGTAGGAGTTAAAGATGAAGAGTTAAAAAATCCAATTGATAAGGCACTTTCAAGTAGACGAAGAACATATAGCGATGTCGGCACAGCGTTAGATGCTTTTAGCACTTCGGAGCTTGCGGAATATTATATACAGCGTTTCGGCGATAGCGCACTTCGTTACTTTCTCGAGCAGGGAATAATTGCGGCAGAAATTAGCAAAGAAAAAGAAGCAATTTAATAGCAAGGTCGGCACTTCCGGGGTTCGATTCCCCGGCTTGCTCTACTCGGATAACCGGGAAATTTTAAAATATGGAGGTCTGCGATATGACAATATGTGAAAAACTGAACACTTTAACAGCTGGAGAAATCCGCGGAAATTTAGAAAAATTTATATCTATTTACGGAGAAAAAGCGGCTAAAATCTTGGAGCTTGAAAAAATAACAGATTTTTCTTTTTGGGATAATGGGCGAAGCATGATTATATGCACAGGTTCGCAGGCTGTTTTTGATTGTAACTATGATATTTTTTATGGCTTAAAAAGGCTTACAACTTGTTATAATAAAAGCGGTCTATTTTATGAATTTAACAATTAATAACTTGATTAAGGGTGTACAATCTGCGCCCTTTTTGGCTTGCTGGTTTGGCTGGTTCGATTCCAGCCGCAAGCATTAAGCATATATTTAATATGCTTTTGTTTGTGTACCTTGAAAAAATAATATAATAATGCTATGCTTATATATAAGGCTTTTTGCGCCTTTTTAGGTGTACAAGTGTACCCAGTTGTGGTGGCGTGCGTTCTGGTATATCTTTCAGAACTGGCGACAGCTTCCACAACTTGCAAGGGCATATTATACCCATTTTATACAACGCTGTTAAAGGCGTTTTAAGGCGTGCAGGTGTTAATCCTTGCAATTATGCACTTACGAAATAAAACCGCCGTACGGGGCAAACCACAAAGCCACAAAGTCAAAACAAGCACGAACCGCAGCCGACAAAGTTTATATATGGTGCTTTACCACGCTAAAGTTTTCCATCAATTTTTCAAGGCAAATCCGAACGAAATCGGGAGCAAAAATTAAAATTCTGTGTAACCGATTTTTGGATTTCAAAATTGCATATGACGGGGGTATTTGAAATGGCGCATTATAATTTTGTGAGAAATTTTTTCAATTTTTTAAGTAAGATTTAAACAAAATCTGAACCGAATTTTGAGATTTTTTAAAATTGAAATTGTGAATACAAAAAGTCAACCCACGGGGGTAAAGAAAAATTTTACCTATATTCCGTGGGTTTTAAATTAGTTTATAAAAATAATTGGCTTATCATCATCAAAAAGATTGCTCACAACTTCTTGTCCTTTATCCACTAAATAGCAAGAAACTTTCTGAAATCGCCTAAGACCCTTAATGATTTCGTATTTGTTATTAATTCTATAGATAGTTCCTGCAAAATTGCCTTTATTAACAGGAATATAAGATTGCATAGCAAGTGGAGCTGGTACACATTTATCAAGCTCCTTGAGCTCTATAATATCTACTGCTTCAATCTTGCACAAATCACCATATTCACCCAATGATGGATATACTGGCGGATTTAGTAAAGCATGGTATATATCATCTATATCATTGTCAGTAGTTTTAATGTATATAGTTGTATATAAATCAACCAACATCAAATGATATTTAACTGCATTGACCCAACCTGTATGACTTCCGTTTGCGTTATCTGTTATGACATCCCAACGATTAAGCATTTCATCGCTAATTTTGTTGAAATTATAGCCACCGTGCCATTCTTTTTGCACCTTAGTATTATAAATTCCTTTGCCAGTAACAAAATAATCTAATTTATGATACCTTTTCCATTGACACATTGAATGAATAAACCCATTAACTGTGCTAAATGGTGGCAAAGGGTAGCAATCTGCACCTTTTGGCGCTGATGGATTATTGAATCTAGCCATTTCTTGATACATTTTTAATCTTACAACTCTCATAATAAAACCTCTAAAATAAAATAAGTTGCACCTATACAAAAATGTATCAATGCAACTTTCCACTATGGTTCTATTAAGGTAAAATGATATATTAATTATCAATTGTTTACATCTATTAAATAATAGCATTTTTAAATATTATTGTCAACACAACAACTTTCTGTATAAATTAATGCTTTGCTTGCATACCAGCATTGACTAAGCTCATATATCAACAATTCCTTAGTCATAGTCGGATTAGTCTTTTGAATTATCTTTAACAGCTCATCTATACTCATCATCCCACTCTCCTAACTGCCCCTAAAACCATATCAACAATGTCAAATACTTCATCACCATAAGTTGCTACAAAATCACACAATATTTCTTCCTGTTCGATAGGCAAATACACATCATAGGACATACAGATTGCGTGACATACTTCGTGTATAAGCACTTTGCGTTGCATAAATCCACGCAAGACATTTGACAGATAAATTGTATGTGCATTTCTATCAGTTACACCCAGCACAGAAACATTGTCTGACCGCTTTAATTCGCCCGATAACGGATTTTTATATTGCACTTGCCACATTGTACCATTAATGCTAAAAATCATCTGTATGCTCCTTTCTGAATAAAACAAAAACCACTAACCGATATTGGCTAGTGGCGTTTGCTTAATGTATTTAATTGTTATGCACTCTTTACACAATAACATATCATCATTTCCTTAATTACCAACTCATAAGCTGGTTTAAGGTCTTTATCGTTGGCAATTACATATAGCTTGTTGATTTTCTTAAGTTCAGACTTTTTAATGTCTGGTCTTTCTTCCAAAGCTCTGCCGACAGCTCTCTGAACTCTATCATCAAGCCTGCAATTTCTTTTCTGCATTAGTCTTTCGTAACTTTCTTTTCTTGCATACGAATATCTCTTATCTCTGGTATCACCTTTGTTAAAGTAAGGACTTTCAGCAATCTTTGTAATGCAAGAATTGACCCATTTCTGGAAGTTCTCAACATCATCTACTCTTTGGAATGTTTCAGCAATAGCATTCTGTGTCTGTTTTACTTCTCTGACTTCTTTTGCAAGTTGCTTCTGTTCAAGCTCATTTCTTGATATTTGCTGTACAAGCAAGTTCATCAGCTTTGTTTGAGGGTCAAGCTGTTCAAGGTCAATCACTTTCTGCTTAACTCTTTCCTCAACTGTTGCAAAATATTCTCTTGCCTGTTCCGCTTTTTCTCCGTTACCCTTGACAGACAACTTCTTAGCAAAATGTGCTGTTAGTTTGTAATCATCAGCAAAATTGCCTCTCCCTTGTTCATTCTTCATTGATGAAGAGTAAAAATAATCTTCATTTTCTGCGGCAAATTCATTGTCAATAATGTTTGACTTAACCCACCTTGAGTAATTCTGTGGCGCAAGTTCTAAAAACTGATACAATTTTCTTGCTGTTGTCATTCCCTTATCATCAATTCCTAATTCAACCTCAATGGGTGTCTTGTAGTTCATATCCTGTGTATTACTTATAGTTTCTAATAACATTGTTTATTCCTCCAACTGTTGATGATTATTATTATGCCCAGAATGCTGTTAAATCATCATAGAGGAATAACTCTATAAGCTAGTGCATTTCTTATACTTTGCTAACTCCTCTTCAAGCTCACGGATTTTATTCACCGCTTCATCATATGATTTAACCATTTTGTCATATTGCCATTCTGGAATCATAATTGATTTGAAACTCATTGGTGCTGTCATAATATTTCCTCCTGTGAATAAAGCTGTAATACAGAGATTGTTTCATCTTTTGTATAATCGCTATCTATTTTTTATCGTGCTTTTGGTTATTTTATTTGTATTTTATTTTTTGTTACAATCTCTATATTGTCTGCTTGCAATCCCATTAGAAACATAGTAATATATTTATGTTCCCTGTGGAATTGGCAAGAGTAGTTGTTTATCGTGCTTGGTTACAACTACTCTTTTTCTTTAGCTAAAAGCAGATGTATTCCTCTTCTGATAGCTTCACCTTTTGTGATATCGTGCTGTTCACAATAGATTTTCAGCTTTCTTTCTGTTTCTTCATCAAGTCTGATACTAAATCTACTTGACTTCGGATTATCAGCTTTAGGTCTGCCTGCTGGTGACATAAACATCACTTCCTTTCTTGTCACACCTTTATTATATTTATGTCACACCTTATTGTCAAGCATTATTTTAAAATATTTTTTCACTAGCCAATATTCAGTTATCAATGTGCAAAAACAGGCTATGAATATTGCTACCCATAGCCTTTAGAATCATATCTTAGATACAAGAGTACTTAACTTTGTTCTAAGTAAGTTCTTCTCCTCTGCCGACATATCAGTCACCATACCTGTGATATCGCTTGCGAGTTCCTTAGTGTAGCTGTCAAGTGACTTCATCTTGTGTTCCTTATCTTCTGGCGTGTTATTCTTGTGCATTTCCTTAGTCTCTGTATAGTTTCTCTTTGCTCTGTCGTAATTACTTTCAGACATTGGCTCTGTATAATACATCTTGCCATAATCTCTATCCATATCCCTCATATGCTCTGATTCTGGGTACGTGTGCATATAAGGTGGTTCTTCATATCCTCTGCGATATGTTCCTTTACCTTTAGGGGCGAATCTGCCATTTGCATAGCGGTAATGGTCATAGTATCTTCTGTCCGGATAATCTTCGTACTGTTCAAGCATACGCATAATGTCTTCGTTATCTTCTGACTTTTCCATAGCTTCAACAATTCTGTAATCCTTGTCAAAGCAAGCTATGTTCTTAGCTATTTCTGTAAAATCCTTTAAATCGTCAAGGTTCTGCCCCTCAAAGCTATCTAATCCGATTGCTTCAACCTTAGCCTTGACACATTCCATAATCTGTTTAGCCCATTTATGCATAATATCAAGCCTCCCTTACTGCAATCAAATTACTATTCTGAACTTCAATAGCCTGTGCTGATGTATTCTGCACCGCTACAGTACTGCAACAGCCACAAGGTACATCAACATATGCCTGAGCTGATACATTAAAGAAATTCTCAACTGCTGCTGGTGTTACAATCATTCGTGTTGACTGTAAAGGCTCTCCGTCTACTGCAATAGCAAGTGAGATAGCTTCTACTGTACCGCCTGTAGGTATCTGAATGTTTCCGCTATAAGATACTAAAAATCTTGCTTTGCACTGATTTGTAATACCTCTTAACTTGATAATTCCGCTTCCCTGTCTGTGGACTATACATTTAGTTCCACATACCGGCGTTTCTGTAAATGCCACATCTTCTCCGGCGGCAACTGTTTGTAACGCAATTCCTGTTATTTCCATTATCTTTACCTCTCTTTCATAAAATAAGGGCAAACATTACAGTCTGCCCTTTGATTATAAGTAATACTGCATAGCAGACATAATCTCGACTAACTCTCGACTAAACTTGGACTAAGCCTCGACTAAAAATGGTTTTTAATCGGTTTAGATTGAGTTTAACTCAATTAAGATACTCAATTATTCATTTTTGCGTAGCTGCTACTTTTAGCTGCTACTTTTAGCAGCCACAGCCGGCGTTGCATCCGCATCCATATGCATAAGCATTTGGGTTAGGCACTGTGTATGCCGGGATTGGTGCCGGATTTACAGCGTTGATAATCTGCTGTGTCTGAGCTGCCATCTGAGTTGTAAGTAATGCACTCTGTCTATCCTGCGAAGCTGCTCTGCGAAGGTCGTTATTTTCTGCCTGTAAGCTAGAGATTTTTTCATTGCAGAGATAATCAAGAATAGCCCTCGTTCCTGCCTGCTGACTATCAATGATGTCTCTTGTGTTGCTATTCATGGTGTTTTGCAAAGCACAAGTGTTAGTTGCCATGTTGTAGTTTATGCCCTGGATGGCCTCTCTCGTCTCGCAGCAGCAGTTAGCAAGCTGTGCCTGTAAAGCATTGGTATTCTGCATATTAGCGACTGTATCAGCGTTAATAGCCTGCTGTATGCCGTAGCCTGTCTGCATGATATTTGTGTTAATACCATTAAAGCCTGTAAGCATACTATTGTTCATAGCGTAGAATCCATCGCAAAGTCCGTTAGAAATGCCGTCTAACTTGCTGATAACTGCTGAATTATCAAATCCTCTCTGAATATCAGCCTGTGTAGCAGCTGTCGCAACATAGCCACCGCCATTGTTGCCACCAAAACCGCCAAATCCGCCATTGCCCCATCCAAAGAGTAATGCGAATACAACGATTATCCAAAGCCATCCGCCGTCAGCCCATCCGCCGTTATTGCCGTTGCCGTCAATATTAGCAACTAATGGTATGCTGGCACAATTTGAGTTTGAAAACATATTGTTACCTCCTAAAAATATATTCATAAAGATGTCACCTAGGTAGTTTGCAAAGACATCTAATATGCTACTAATTACCAAATCTGCTTTTTATCTGATTAAATACATCATCTGCATTTAATCCCTTTTCCTTGCATAAATTTCTAGCCATCTGCTCTATGCCTTGCATATTACCCTGCTGTGCCATCTGCATAGTGTTTTTCATCATAGGATTGCTCATAATCTGATTATTTCCCATCATCTGCTGTATAAACTGTTGCGGACCAGCTTTCATCATCTGAAAAATGTTAATTGGGTTCATTCTTCATCACCGCCTTTACTTTGAGTTCTCGAAGTTTTTCTTTGCGTTCCTAAAGATTTATCAAATCTATCTTCTAACTGTCCTATTTTCTCTGATAACTCTTCAAACTTATTTAAGAATAGCTGTGTGCTTTCGTCTGATAGGGTAAATTTAGCGTTTTCTGCATTAGCCATAGAATTTGCTGTCTGATTATCTTTTGGGGCTGTATAAGGCTTATAGACAATCGTGTTAATTGTTCCGTCAGCATTCCAACCCTTGACATAAATCTCCGACATATCTTGCTTAGGGAAAAATGCCATTGAGCCATCCATAGGCACTTCATTTGCATTAATATTTTCAACTGCCTGTACTATTCGTCCATTAATGCCTGCTATCTGCTGTGGCATAGGCTGTTGATTTGCTAAGGACATTTGTGTCCCTGCCACTGGCTGTTGTAAGCTCTGCTGATAATTTTGCAAAAAGTTCATTCTATCCGCATATGGATTCTGCATAGGCATATAATTATTATTCATCATAGGTGTTGTCTGATAAGGATTGTTTATCATCTTCTACCTCCTCCAAGACTTCTTCGATTGCGTGGATAACAAGAGATAATGTTACTAAGTCAAGTTTTTGTAATTCTTCTTTGCTCAAGATTTTTTCTCTAATTTCATCTGAAAACATTCGCACTACCTCTCTTTCTGATTATATTTTGGCATAAAAAAAGACGGATTAACCGTCATGTTTCCGACAGTTATCCGCCAAAAAATAAGCAAAAAAATAACGCCATTACGGCATTTGTTAAACTTCTATGATTACTTTCTTGATTACCTCTTTATTTTCCTACAAAAAGACGATGTTCAAAAAATCTCCTTTCATTCAGTGTTTATGCGGGTTTGCAGTGTTCCTTCTCCTTGAAAAAATAGCAGGGGATGAGAGAATCGAACTGCATTGACCGTTCCCTTATTCCGCTCTATTACTGGATTTACAGCCTTGTGCTTTGATTACTTTGATTACTTTGTAATCAAAATCCTAATAATTGATAGCATTATTCACCTGCTCAATCTTAGTTCTATCAGTTTTATTGCTGTAGATGTAATATTTTCTTGTCGTCTCAATACTTGTATGCCCCATCATTTCTGTTATAACAGTGTCGCTCACGCAATTATCATACAATGCAACACTGTATGCCCGGCGGACTTTGTGCGTGGAACGATAATTGATATCCAATGCCTTACATATCTTATGCAGCTTTCTATTGAATGCCTGTTCCTTAATCCGTTCCCCTTTTTCTTCGAACATATAAGTTCCAAAGGGGTTCAATCTGCGAATTGCCTTAACAGTTTTCAAGGCTTTGTCTGGAATAATTATATCTCTTAATCCTGCGTCAGACTTAGGATAATCACTTACAATCTTAACCCATTTGCCTTTTTCATCTCTGACCTTAATTTCTGTTCTTTGCACAGAAATATAATGCTTGATAGTTCCATCTTTAAGTGTAGAGCTATGAATATCAGAAAACTTAAGCGATGATAACTCACCGGCTCTCATTCCGCATTCAAACATAAGCAGCAATCCCAAACTCCTTATATCATATCGTCGCCATAGATATTCTGTGATTCTTGGAATCTCATCCTCAAAATACACCTGTTCTTCTTTTTTCTTCACATTCTTAGTAAATGCTCTGCGTGATAAATCTAAATCTCCCATAAATTGTGTGATACTTAGATTGGTATACCCCTTTTTCTTGGCATATTTAAAAATGCCATTAATAAGGATTCGCATGTCAGAATATGCCTTTTGCGTCAGTTTGCATTCGGCAATAACAGTCTTAATAAAGCATTCTAAGTCATCTTCTGTAATGTACTTGATTTTCTTATCTGCCATGTGATATGCTTCATTAGTGAAAAATCTGGCAAAGTTATCAGTATACTTATCATATGATTGCTTCTTGATTTCATGATATTCAAGTTTTTGGTCTACCCATTCCTTGAATACAGTCTTAACTAAAGGTTCATTAGCAAGTTTCTTATAATGCTCCACTATTCCATCTTCAAGAGACTCTTGCGTTGAACGCTTTAGCAGCTTTCTGCCGCTTGATGTGCTTTCGTCTGGCAAGTATGTATACCATTTCTTATCCTTTCCTTGCCAGATTTCATTATTGTGTGCTTTTAAATATTTTTTCCTTTCGTTCATTTCAATTTGTTTTTGAACATCGTCACGAGAGATAATACCATTCTCCAGTACATAATTCAACAACTCTTTGTCTGTTAATTCCAATCACAGCACACCCTTTCAATTTTATTTTTAATGTTCCTTATTCTCCTTTCAAGAGTTCTTTGCGATACGCATAATCGTGCAACTATCTCTTTTTGTGTAAAATTCCGAGAAAGAAGTTTGAATATTCTCTCTTCTTCCTCGGTAAAATTGGCATTTTCCAATATCTTTTCAAGTTCCGGCTTAGTAAGTTCTGAAAACTTCATAAGCCATACTCCTTAATATTTAATTTTTATTTTTGTTTCTTCTTCTAACTGTTCAATAAGTTCTTTTGGATCTATAAGCCCTGCGTTGAAATCTTCATTGAATTTATCAATCTCATCAATAAGCCGTTCTAGTCGCTTATTTCCAAATCCAAATTTATCATGTAGGACCCATAATAGAATCGTTAAGGCATTACCAAACATTTCTTTATTTTCTTTATTCTTCTGCCTGTTTAATTGAACTCTCATCATTTGTTCTTGAAATCTTCGTTGTTCCGACTTGCTCATTTAACACAGCCTCTCTTTTCTTTTTCTCCCGATATCTTTTACAGTATATGGCATTTTTACCGGTTTCAATCCTTTTAGCTTCTATTCTTTTTTGCGCAGTTTTGCCTTTTTCTGATTGCTTATACCTTTTTTGTGCAGCCTTGCCTTTTTTAGTCTGAAAATATTTCTTCTGGCTAATTTTATGTTCTTCTGACTGATTATATCGTCTGCGTCTAGCTTTGCCTTTTTCGCTCTGTTCATACATTCTGTCATATATAGCCTTTGCTCTTTGCTTAGGTTCTAATTGCTCTAATTTATTTCTAAAGGCAATTTCTTTATCTAGTTTATTTTGCTGAACTATATCCGGCTGTTCAAGCGTATTGTATAAACAATCATCTAAAGTACAGTTAAAGCAATCGGGATAAATACAATTTTTGGGTTTCATAATTTACCTCATGGCGTTTATTCTTTCTTGAATATCTTGAGGTGCTTCAATATACTCTTCTGCGTTTGTATTTTGACCAATAAGGGCATTTTCTTTAATTTGTAATGTATTTATATCTCTTTGGAATTTTTGCTCGATTTGAGCCTTATACGAATTTACATTCGTCTTTTCGATAAGTGATTTGATATTGTCCGGCATACGATTTATTTCATTCGCACGCTTAACAACTGTTTCATAGGTTCTTAGAAAATTTGATTGTATTACTGTTTCTATCGTCTGATAATCTGATGTCGCCCAGTTTTTAAGATTGTCTGGCATACCTACAGCCTGTTTTACAAGTGGCGGTAGCTTGTTAAATTCTTCAACTGCCCCATATGTGCCGTTCCTTAATGCTTTACTGACTAATCCCCAAGCTGCCATTCCGTCAAGTTCCTGCGGCTGTGATATAGTCTGTATTTTACCTATCAACTGCCCTATACTTGGTGCAAATCCGCTTGTATCAGATGTGGCATACGCTTTTAATGCTATTGACACTTGATTGTAGCTGTATGCTTCTAACATCATATTCCAAATATCTACTGTTTCTGATAGGTTGTTAGGCTTGTAGTTAGGGTAGCAATCACACATAATGCGGATGATTTTAACTGTCTCTTCTCTTGTCATTACTACCTCCTTTCAATTGATTAGAAATAGTATCTAATTTGTCGCATATAATAGCACTATTAATTGCGATTATTTTTAAGAGTGATTCAACCTTTCCGTTGTACGGATAATCACTTCTAAAATTTATTTTGTTGAGTGTATCATCTAATCTACTCATTCTTACTGCCCCCTACACATTATCCCAATCAATAGCACCCTTACTGAAATTTTGATTGCCTTGCTTTTCGGAAACGACATTCTGATTAAGATAACTCTCAAACTTCGTACCAAACAAGGTATCTGGTCTTAAATATCTTTCCCTTTCAGTTCCAAGCCATTCATTAACCTTTTTATCTATGACTGTGTAAAAATCCTGTTCAGTATATCCCTCTTTGATTCTTGCCCCGATATGCTTCTTAGTATTAGGCGTATTGTATCTATATCTGGTATTACATCTGTTATTTAAGTAACTAATAATATTTATATATATATTATTATCTATATTATCTTTCTTTTTATTTACTATATTATTATTAACAGAAACAGAATCAGATACAGTATCAGTATCAGAAACAGATGTCTCCATAGGGTATGTATACCCTATGTATAGGGTATCATTTTTAATGGAATCAACCATATCATTAACATATTTTCTAAATTCGTCAGATTTAATATGTTTGGCAACTCCTAAAACCCCTGCCAAGACTTTCTCTGATTTGCTCCAATTATATTTATACCAATGTAATATCAGCACTTCTTTAGTTTCTGAATCAAACTTAATAACCTTGTGTACCTTATCAAACCTTTCTAATAGTCTGATAATAGTATCTTTGTTATAACCTGTCTGCCTTGTCATTTGCGAATAACTAACCTCATAACACCCACATATATTTGTCTGTGGATTTGTTAGCAAATATATGTAGAAATACTTGTCCTCTGGCGTAAAATCATCTTCAACCTTGTTATCGGTCCAAAAAGATAATTGAACATTTCTATATATTGCCATATTATTGCTCCTATTCTTCAAGTTCTGCCACATTGTTACTTCACTAAATCGTTGATATTAACTCTAAATCCGTCAAATTCCTTGCCTTTACTTCTAACATAGGCAGACGTATCAAAGAACATCAAATTGCCGCTATTGTCGGTTGCCATACTTACACCATTTCTTGTAAGACTGCCTTTGAGTAGGTCAAGTAAAATCTGTATTTCCTGCTTTGTTTCGTCTTTCATTATTTACCTCTCCATATCTCTTCATCAAGAATATATTGCCTGATAAATCTATCTGCGTACTGTGGGTGTATCATTGACCTTGCTGTTTTCTTATTGTCTGCCCCTGTTTTTGCATAATGTTCTTTTGACATTGTTCTTATTGCGTCCTTGCATTCGATAGCATTATAACTAATTGGCTCAAAAATAAGATTGTTCTGTGGCTCGCAATTCAAAAACCAATATTGTGTAGGCTTTTTAAAGTAATCTCCGCTATCTCTCCTGTCCTATCAATTACCGCTGGGGAATAGCACCAATATCGTCTTAAAAAATGCTCTTCTGAATAAGGATTCTCCATTACTAGCTTTAATCCTTTTCTCGTGCAAATAATAAACATTTTGTTTACCAAATCATACATAAGCGAAACTTCTTTAAGCAAATTCATATCAAATTCGCATTTTTCTTCTAAAGACCATTTTTTCTGACTTGCCGACTGTCCTCTGAACCACAGCATTATCTGATTTTCAAACCTTATGCAAGGGAAAAATGCAAATATCAAATCATCTGGGCTTATCTTATCAAACAAACTCGGCTCGCCTTGATACCCCCCCTCTATCTCTTTAAAAAGGTCAGTAACATAGTCAGTTTCGTTAAATTCATTTTGAATATCATAGTCGTAGGCTTCAATTCTATACTTTTTGAAAGCATTCTTGAATGTTCCCGACTGTTCAAATAAACAATGTACTATCATTCTAAATCCACCAAAAGAAAACCTCGGTTTTATGTCGCGACAACCTATTCCTTTCTTTGATTTTTAGTTAGTTATCTTCTTTTCTTTTAAAGTCCTCACAAGACACTGTTTTACTGCAAGCATAAAAATCTGCTCCAAACGGATTTCTTGTTCTCAAATAGCCAAATTTGCAAATGCTGCAAAAGTGACTTCCCTCATTGCTTTTACAATCGTTAGGCTGTTCTTTTGTTATTTCATCAACTTTCATCTGTAATCTTTCATTTTCATTGGAAAGAGTTTCTATTCGGCCCATAAGCCAAGAATAATCTTTACTGCTCAAAATTCTCATTCTAAATCACCCGCTTTCAATAAATCCATAAATTTCTCATACTGTTTCTGTGACACTTTGTTATGCTCTTTTTCTGGCTTTAAGCGGATTATAAGGTGCTTTTCAGCGATAGAAGATAATTCCCTTGCTAACACCTTTTTACCTTGCTGTATGCCTTGCATATAGCCTTTAGGTGCTTTTCTCTCGCCTATTGAACCACTAGCACGATTCTCCCCTTGACCGCCTAAACTGACATTTCTAAGCTGATAACCTTTATCAGCATATAGCTTGATGTAATACTTCTCCTTTCCGTCAAGCTGACTTTCGGGGAAATTCAGAAATTCAACTCGCCAACCATAAGGATTTTTCTCTTTGTCGTACAGCTTGTGTTTGCGTAAACTAAGGTCTATGTGCTGTTCATAGCCTACAAGGTGGCTTGCCAATCTGCTAAGTGTATGTACTGCCTGTCCGATATAAGCGTACTTAAATCCGTTTTCATCTTCTCGGAGTAGAAAATATATTCCACTTTTATCATTCAGTTTTGGATTCAGCTTCAGCAGTCGCTTTTTATTTTCCTGCTCTATTGCCTTGGCTCTCGCTATGTTCTGATAACTCAAGAATTGCCACCTGCCTTTACTTCAAAAGGATTCACAAAATCATCAATAGGTTTAGCTCCCATACTAAAAGCCGTTGGTTGCTCATCAATGATAGTTTCAAATATTTCAGATAAAGCCTTATTGATATAATTTCTTTTGTGAATATCCTCAATTAGTTTATCTGCGTCAATCAATCTCATTCTTCGTCACTCCAATCTAATCTACAACCACACTTGCTACAGTAATTCGGTGCATTGTTGTTATTCATTATTCCTATATCGTGGCTGACTTTGATTGCGTTTCCACATTCGCAATGGAATACAGAAAGAGTATCACTAAGGTTATGGTTAAATATAGGTTTCTTCGGTATCTGCTTTTCAAGTGCCTGTATTGCCGTTTCATTAGCCTTGTAATCATCTTCTGTAAACTTGCAATCGTTGTTCTTGTCCGTAATCTGCATATATAATCGCATATTTTTCAGCTTTTCTATTGCTTCATTCTCTTTCATACTCATACCTCTTTAATTAAATGGTAATCCCTCGTCAGCTACACCATCTGGAATTGACATAAAGCTGTCTGAACCGACATTACCGCCCATAATTCCATTGTTGTTATTGTTCTGCTGACTAGCACGACTTTCGCAAAATTCGTGTTTTTCAACAACGCAATCATTAGTGTAGACTTTCTGTCCGTCCTTGTTAGTGTAGTTGCCTGTCTGCCATCTACCCTCAATAATAATCTTAGTTCCCTGGTGTAAATACTTCTCTGCAAACTCTCCATTCTTGCCAAATGCAATGCAGTTAATAAAGTCTGCTGCCTGTTCGCCCTCTTTCTTAAAAGCTCTGTCAACAGCTAATGTGTATCTTGCTACTGCCATACTTCCGTTTACTGTCTGTGAATATCTAATCTCTGGCTGTTTAGTCAGTCTTCCACATAAAATTACACGATTCATTACTTTTCCTCCTTAATTTCCTTTTGCAGGCAAAAACAAATTTATAATAAATACCACAAATAAAATTATCTTAAATGCTATGTTAATGCCTAATATACAAGCTATCCATGATATAACAAAGCTTTCTATCAAAGAGATACCTAATTTAATAAGTACAAATGATAAAATTAATAAAATATAATTCATTACTTTTTCTCACTTTCTAATGACTCTGGATTATTAAAAATGTTGCCGATAACTACTACTCTTTGAATATCTTCAACCGCCCAATAATACAAATCTTTTCTCCATAAGTCGTTTTTTAACCATTCAATTCGCCATTCTGATTTATCCCATATAACTTTTGCTGTTCCAACCTTGCATCTGATAATATCATTCTCCCAAATCAGCTTATCATTTTCATCTTTCAAGCCTGTACATTGGCATATTGTAGATTTGTCAACTCTTGGGGCGTTATCTGTTGTTAAGCAAGTTCCTGTAGAATAGTTAATTTCAGTAATTATCCTGTATAACTTATCCCTACCGTCATATACTAAAGCTCCTTTCACCCATTCTCCGTTATCAGTCCTCTTTGCCTTGAATAAATATCTATCTTCCATCTATTCCACCTGCCTTCACAATTTCGATTGCTGCATTAACTGTTATCTTCGTACCCTCACAAGGTAATCCGTCAAAGTATGTCCCTTTTTCTGCTTCCAGCTGCTCTACAACCTCATCTACATCATACGCAGTTGATTGACTATCAATCTTTTCTGCCAAGGTGCTAAGCATATCATTACTGCCTGTTTTTGTAAGAAGAATATCTATAAACCATTGTTGTGATAACTCTTCCTTTAGCTCATCTGCATTAATCAATCTCATTCTTCTTTCTCTCCTATTCCGCTTCTGATTGAAGCCAATCCATACAACTAGCTTCTCCCTCGTATTCTTCACCGAATGTGTTCTTAAAAGTTATAAGAAACTCCGCCAACTCTTCATCCGACATATTCCTTATCCTGTCAGCATTGGTCTGCTTGCTATCGCACCTGCAACAAGGCTCATCTGAATTAGAGTTGTGATTGTGTTTACAATTACAGTTATTACCCATTTCCTTACCTCTCTTCCTCGATTGTTTCATCTTCCACAAAGTAGTTATTATCCTCAACGCACCATCCGCACTTTTCGCAAACTCTTTTAGTTCCATATTCTGTACGGGCTATCATAAGCCTTAGTCTGCCACAATGAGGGCAATGTTCTGTATCATAGTAATCATCCCATTTGAATACTTTCATTCTCCACCTCTCAATTCTTTCAGTTTGGCTTCGGCTTCTGATTTTGTGAGGAATACTGAAATCCCCAAGTATCCGCTATGACTTTTAAGAGAGTTATCGTCGTATCGAACAACTAACAAAGGTTTTCTGCTTATATGATATGTTTCTTCTAACACAAAACCCTTTCGTACCTCAAAATCCACAATACAGTACGCTTCAGGCGGTATCTTGATTAGCTTCCTTCTTTCCTCTAAGTCCTCATAATCTTTCAGCTTAAAATACACTTTCAGCCAATATTCAGCATTATTAACCAATGTTGGTATTTCTTTATTGCTATCTGTCAATCTCTCCATTACTGCTCCTTTCTGCAAACATGTATTTCTAACTAATCATCGCTCCATTCACCATTTAGCAATTTATTTATTTTTACTTTGTTTATATCCTGGTTGTTAAGAGTAATAGATGAAATACCTTTAAATTTCTCAATTAATTCTTTTCTTGGCATATCCCAATTAAACACTCTTAAATATGTCATCACATCTTCTTTTTTCACATATTCTCCGCTCGTAAAATCATTATATTTCATTTTGTTTTCTCCAATCTTCTCGATGAAATGTTGCTTTAATTTGCTATGCTCCTTTCTGCCTTTAATCATTGTCAAAACTCCTATCTGTCATAATTTCAGCAAATCTCTTAGCAAGAATTTCTTTGATATTCTTTTCTACAAAATCACCGATAGTTTTTTCAGTCCTTTCTTTCACAAACTGCTCAAAAGAAACACCCTGTATTTTCCTGTCGCTACTCCAGCTTGAAGCAGATGTAAGTTTTTCAATTCTCTTGTCAACAATTTTTGTAATTTCTTCATCAAGATTTTTATAAATAACTTTCTCTACATATTCGTCCATAGCAATCTTGACCTTTTCTTCAATTTCCTCGCTATTGAGAGATATATTTAAAATCATTTTTGGTTCAGATTTCTTCATTTCAATTCTCCTTTCTAAAACGGACACTCACTAGGATTTTTTAATCTTTCAAAACCGACATATCATATCCGCTTTCAATAAACTTCAATGTTTTGGCATGGTTGCACCTATTCCCAAGATATGTATAAATCTGTTCCATATCTTTCTCGGTAAAGTCTGTTTCCAAAAACTGATTTATGCCGCCAAGCATAAATCTGTGAAATTCATCATTGCTCCGTTTGGTGTTATATGGTTCCGTCTTGTATGCAGGTCTTGATAGCCATTCCAAAACTTTACACTTTACATCTGTTTCATTTTCGCAATCTTTTAATCCGAAATATGTATTGCTTTTAATATGTGCTATAAACTCTGCGTTGTGGTTTATAACGCTATTAGGAAAACAATTCATTAACTTTGTAACTATATCCCAACTAATCAAAACGGACATTCATCTCCTTTCCTTAAAATCCATTCTTTCCCTGCTACTGCAACATCCACATTCGCCCCATAAGCGACTTTTTTCATCTTCTCGATGAAACTATCTCTATCAGCGTTTTCTGCCGATAGATGGCACATTATGACGTTCTGCAAGCTATCTGAATGATTTGCCTTAACAAAATCACAAGCTGTGTCAATGGATAAGTGACCTCTGAAAACGTGATTAGCTTTGCCTGTATCCCTGTCGATTAAATCCTTGTCATAATTCACACCTAAGAGGATATGATTTATGCCTTTAAACTTCCATTTGACAACCTCGCAATCGGTAATGTAAAGCATTTTCCCCATTTCCTTGTGAGTAATCAGAAAGCCGTATATCGGGCAAGGTGTTCCGTCTGCGTTGGTGTGTGTCCAGCTTCCGTCTATTGTTGTTAAATCAAAAGGTTTTACTGTAAATCCGCCCATATTCATTGATTTACAGCTATTGCCTAAATATGGTGCATAAATCGGTATTCCCATAGCCTTAAAATCTTTTACTGACTTGCTGTGGTCAAGGTGTTTATGGGTGCATAACACACCCACAACATCTTTAATGTTCCAATCTAAGCCCTTTTTAATCTCCTTAATTGGTATTCCGCAATCAAGGATAAGTGTTTCTCCGCTGTTGGAAGTTAGTAGATAGCAATTTCCTGTACTTCCTGTTGCTATACATTTAAGTTTCATTCGCCACACCTACTTTCGTATCTTCCATCAGAAATCAAAGCCTGAATAACATCTGCCAAATCGTTGTATGATATATCCACTGTTACGTTTTGCATATCTTCATTGAGATATTGACATTGGCAACCACTTGCATTACTCCAACCATCATGAATCACAAAAGGCTTGTCACAAGGCATCCCAAAACCGCCAACGCCATATTCATTTTTTAGAAATTTAACCCTGTCTGAAATACTGTTATTTGATAAGAAAAAATTTTGTATTCTTTTCTTTCCGTTTGCAAACCCGCTTCCATGCAAGGCAAATTCTTCTATCGGGTTAAATGTTTTGGGCTTTGTCGATTTATTAAGAAATGCAAATATATCTAACTGCTGATACATACTCACACCTCGATTTCATCATCCTGTGGGAACTGAAAAACAGCATTGTTGATAAAATCTACTTTTGACGGCTGATTTTCAGCTCGTACCATAACACCGCATTTCTTTAATCTTTCAAATTCCTTTGCCAAATCCTCTGAAATAGCAACATTCTGCATTACGATAGGCATACCGATATATGCTTCTCTAAGCATTTCCATAGCCTTATACGCTTTCTCTTTGGAAGAGTACTTGCCTAATACGTATTTCTCTCCATTGTATAGTGCTATAACGCTCTCCATTGCGTGGCACACAACTATCTGCTCATAAGGCAAATCAACATTGCCGTGCTGTGAAATTACTCTCATATCAGTTCTCCTCACTCTGCATAAATGGCGGTAGCTCCTCTGACTGCTTGTCGGCTGTGTCTGTAGGCTCTACATCAATTATGTTGTCCTCGTCAAAATCTACTGTGTTTGCGTTCTGCTCAATATCATAGGCAACATCCTGTTCGAGCATTTCATCGTGGCTGATTTCCTCGTAATCATCTTCTTTGCCAAAACCGCTATGAGTATTGTTGATAGCTTTGAGAAGTCTATTTTTAACAGTTTTCATAGCCATTTGGTCTGCGAATTTCTGATGAACTCCATTTCCGGTCTCCTTATATCCGTATCCCTGTTTCCAAGCCGTCTTTATCTGTGCCATAGTCATAACTTCTGCAATCTTCTCGCCATTTCCCATAATCGCTACCGCATAAGCGCCAACAATCTTATCATTGTCGATATTCTCAAAACTCTGTTCGTGGCAATCAATAATTGTCTTTGCATCTTCTTTGTGGTACTTGAATACATCCCCTTTATAAATAACTGATGCATTAATGTCTTTAAGCCCATATCTTCTAGCAAGGCAAGTTGCACCATAAACAGACGGTTGACAGCTTAATTTGCCCCCATAAGCGACTGGGTAACACTGTTTCTTTCTTATTGATAATCCGTCTGTTACCATTTCGATAAGTGCATTTTCAATACTTGCCCTTGTGCAACTCTGTAATACAGGCTTCTTATTCATATCCTGTGTGTCCTGTAAAATAAGCATTGCTGACATAAGCTCATTTGTGTAGTTGTAATCTTTAGGGAATGTTAAGCCGAACTTCTCTTTCTGCTTGATTTTTACAACCATTCCCTCTGTAAAATCTTTTGCTACAAGTTCTCTGCTTTCAGCTTCTTTTGTTTCTGCAACCGCTGTATTCTCTGCCATAATTATTCCTCACTTTCTTCAAAATGTTCTTTTATATCCAATCCGTCATCATCGTGCCACTCGCACCATTCCTGTTCTTCTTCATCAAAATATTCAAGTCCAGAAGCATTACAGTAATCTGGCTTTATGTTGTTTTCATACTGAAATAAATCATAATTCCATAATGTATTAAGGATTTTCCAAGCCTGTTCAATGCTTTCAACTTCGACATAAAAGTTTTTAACCGCTCCTACTTGGCAATTATGCCAAACTCTTAATTTCGTCATATTATCCCTCCACAATCTCTAATTTCTCGCTATCATTAACAATTAGCATAATCAACTGACTATCTACCATTTCGGCAATCCTTTTCTGATTTGCTTTATCTAAGTTTTCCGTGTCATCAAGAATGACTGGCACCGATATGTTGCTAATCTTCTGAATAGAATTGCAAATATCAACTCTGCCTAAAATCCTGTTACCCTTGTTAGACATAGTTGTTAAAATGCTTTTTCCGTCAACAGTAGGTATGCAACAACTCTTGTAATTGCCATTCTTAGCATATTCAAATAACTGCCACTTAACTAACCCAAAGTGGCTGTTTACCGCTTCTGTCAAGGCTTCATTCTTTGCCTTATCCAGTTCGTCAAGTAAATCAAGGATTTTCTCAGCATTAGCCTTATTCTGTTCAGAATCAATCCTTGTCTGCTTTAATTCTTCAAGTCGCTGTTCGTCTGCTGCTGTATCAGACTTTGCAATCTTGCTTTCACATTCTGCTAACTGCTGCCTTAAAGCTGTTTCCTGTGCCTTTAATTCTGCCTTAATCGCCGAAATATCATTAGCCTTGTGCATAGCTTCTTCTCTTTCAGCAATCTTCTGTTCAAGTGCCTTGTATTCTTCGGTGGCTGACACATCAATTTCCTGCGGAAGTTCTGATAACTGCTTTTCAAGGTCTGCTAAATCCACTAAATGTTTTTCTAACTTCTGCTTTCTGTCGGTCAGTTCCTGTTCAGCTCCAACTAACAATCCTTTGACTTCATCAAGCATTTTCTTAGCTGTGTTGCCCTTATTGGTAATTCTGCTAAGTTCAGTTTCTTTATGTGCCTTAAAATCTGCCTTTAGTTTCTCTTTCTTTTCCTCTGGGTATTCCTGTTTACAATAAGGGCAAATAAGATTATTCTCGTCAAATACACGCTCTTTTTCAGCTTTCCATTCGGTTCTGCTATCATCAAGTGTTTTCTGATATTCAGCTATCTTGTCCTTATCAAAACTAACAACATCTTCTGCGTTGCTGATTGACTTCTTGCTATCCTCAATCACATAATTAAGGTTACTAATCTGTGATTCAAGTTTTCTCCTAGCCTTAACATTTTCTTCATTAGCCTTGCGAGCCATATCGTTAAGCTCAAACTTAAGGTTAAGAATATCCGAACTAGCCTTGTCATATTCAGCCATCAGCTTGTCATTGTCGGTCTGCTTTGCCACGCAATCAGCAATCTGTTCTTTAAGGCTGTCCCTAAGTAATTCAAGGTCAGATACATCTATGTCCTGCTTAATCTGTACATCACGCTCTTTTTCTTCAATCTGCCCTTTCAGCTTTTCGGCATTATCATCAACATCTTTTTTAATTTTATTTTTCATAGCACGTATTTCTTCGCATGTGTATTTTTCAAGAAGCGGAACTAATTCGGCGAGTTCGCTTTTAGACTTTGCCATATCAAGGTCGGTTGTTTTCTTTACTAAACTGAAAAGATATTCTCTCATTTCCTTTGGCTTCTGCGTAAGAAATACATTGGTATTGCTACACATTTTGAAAATGTTCATATTAACATCAAGGTATTCGTTGAATGCTTTTAATGTCTTTGAAACGCTGTTGATATAATATGAATTAGGGTCTTTTACAGTTGTTATAACAACTCCGTCCTTTATTACTTCTTCATAAGTACGCTTCTGTACTTTCTTCATGGTTACTTCTTTTCCGTCAACATCAAGTGTAAGTTCAACACTTGTGTCCATATCATCAACGGATTTTCCGTCAACCTCTCTTCTGACAACCGGATTATCCTTTAATTCATAATCACAGTTAAACAAGCACCACAGATAAGCTGTGGCAATAGTCGACTTACCCTTGCCATTCTTAGCCGTAATTTTTGTAATGGCATAGAAGTCAAATTCTGCGTGTGCATAGCACATAAAGTTTTCAAGTACTACCCTTTTTAAAGTTGCTCTCATAAACAATATCCTTTCCTTATTATATATTCATAACAAATACGCCATCTTCAACTTGAAAGTTATCAATTTCCCTATCCGCATAGGCTGAATACTTAGCTTCCTCAAACGAACCGTTAAAAACTGTTCCTTGCTGTGGTGTCCATATCTGGCATGTAACATCTTCATCAATAGCCATACTTGCTAAATCTCTAACTGTAATATCACTATGCATTAGCTTCGCCCTCCTCTACATAATCAATTCTGCTTACTGATACTTCATAAGCAACCCTTGTTTCAATCTCATTGTCACTTATCTTCTTAGCGTACTCTCTGCTCTGGAATCTTCCCTGGATCTGAATGTGTTCTCCAACTTCAAGTCCACCCGCAAATCTTGCATTTCTTCCCCATGCTATACATGGTATGTAATCTGATTTGCCATATGGTCTGTTAACTGCAACTAATATATCTGCAATCTCTCTACCCTTTGGAGTACATCTGTATATAGGTGATTTACAGATGTATGCGTCAAGCATAACTGTATTGATATTTTCTTCAAATGGAAGTTCGGTTGCGTCCTGTGCTAGTATTTCAAGTTCTCTTGCAAATACCGATAAAATCAGCTTGCTCTCCACATCATCAATATGCCTGTTGAAGCTCCTTATCTGCCCTGAAACTGTGACAACCTGTCCTACTTTGATTTCTCTGATATCAACAAGTCTGTCTGATATCATTACCGGTAATGTATCTTTGTTACCACTTGTTCTTGAACACTTGAGCATGAATACATAAAACCCCTCGCCAAGTACTTCATGTGAATATTCTGGCTCTCTCTCAACTACTCCTGCTAATGTGATATTGTTGTTATTAATTGCATTTTCCATTTCTTTCTCTCCTTACTTTAATATGTAACTTCCTATCGGTACTTTATCCATTCTTTCAATCAGATGGATTTTGCAGCTGAAAGTATAGAACTTTCTAAAATCCTTTTCTCTCATGGCTCTCTGCCTGCTTCTATTCAACTTAATGATTCTTTTTATGCTACTCATTGGCACTCTCCTCTCTGGTTCTGTAATACATTGTTGTAAGAAATCCTTTTGTTGTTAAGCAATCGTAATTCTTCCATACCTCAAGGCTATGATTTGCTGTCTTAACAGCATTTCTTACTGCACTTCCAATAGAATCCTTACTTTTGCCGTATTTCTCGGCAACTTTCTTAATCTCGCCATCTATTGCTAATGCAGAATCAAGATTGCTCATAATATCAACGATGTATGCATAACCTTTTCTGTTAGAAAGAATACCTAAGTTGAATAATTCTTCTCTTATTCTTTTCTCCATAAACAAACTCCTTATCTGTAGCAAAAGTACATATTCTGCACTTTCTTATAAACGCCGCTACCTTGTTTAAATTCAGCTTGATACAACACATTGCTAGGTATGTCATATCCGCTTATTAATAATTCTTCTGCTATTCTCCAACATCTTTCTGTTGGTTCTTTGTAGAATCCACTGTTTTTAAGTTCTGTACATTGATATTGTCCTGATTGATAGATAACTTCTTCAATGCTGTTAGGAAAATACTCACTCTGTACTCGGTTCAAAACAACGGCTCCTGCAAGATATAGCATTTCATCATCGTTGCATGTCGCTCCGCATTCACCCATCAGCAAATGTGCCATGAGCGATAACTCATATTCATCAACACTTATCTCTCCAGTTTCAACCTTATAATCAACATGTGAGTTGTAGCATTCACTTAACACTGCACTCTGCTGATTAATCTTAGCTTGCGGCTGTACCGGTCTTAGAATCAACGCTATAAGGCTAATTCCTGCCAGTGTTGCGGATATGTTAATTATCTTTTCTTTCATATTCTTTTATCCTTTTCATTAGGCACAATGGCGGTTCGTAAGAATCAATGAACTCATGCACATCTGCTAAATCATCACGCTTAATGCAACTAAAACGACACCCGACTTCGCGTTCTACCTGCGCGTATATATCCATGCAGACTTCATTGATTAAGCCTTTGTCACTTATGCCGCCTGTAACAGCAATAACTCTCTTGCTTTCATGTTTTGTAATGCCCTGTATTTCATCAAAAGTTAATAAATCATCAAATGGAAACACTGTTATCTCCTTTCAAGAACTTATTAACAAAGTAAACCTGTCCTTTGCCTGTTACCTTTGGCGTGCGTGTAATTCTTACGCTTCCATCTGGATTAACAAGGTTGCTTTCCTTGATTTCAAATAGCCCCTGCTCAATGTACCTCTGCGTCGGCATATTGTAAGAACTGCCACTCTTAATCAGATAGCCCTTATCTCTTAACCATACAAATAATCGCTTCTGCCCGATTTGCACACCATTCTGACAAATCAACTTTGCTAAATCTCCAACAAGAATTGATGTATGGCTTGTTGCTACTGCGTCTGCAAAAATCTCTTTAGGTTTCATCTGTTCAATTCTTGCCTGCTTCTGTTCGATTATCTTATCTCTTTCAGCTATCTTGTTATTGGCTACAAGAAGTGCCTTTGCCATAAGTTCTTCATCAGACATTGTTTCCTGCCCTGCTATGTAGCCGCCATTCTTTCTGATTGATGGAAGCACTTCTGATGTAACCCATTCTGTAAATCTCTCTGCACTTTCTTTACGGCTCTGAAAGATTGTCTTGTAAAGATTAGCCTCGCTAATAAATGTCATTTTCTGCATTCCGCCCTTTGTAAGGGTGTCCGCAGTATGGATACCCTTTTCAGATAACCTCTGCTTAACATTTCCTACATTTGATATTTCCAATGCTTTGCATACATCAGCCAGACAAAACATAGGCTCATTATCTTTAGTAATAGTTCGGATTTCCCCAAACTCTGAATTGCTAAAAATCTGTAGCTCCATAAACATTCCTTTCTAAATAATGTGTGATATATTTTGACCTTTTAAGGTGCATTTGAGCGATTTTGCTCATTCCTATCTGCTGTAACTTGTAGAACTTTATATTTATTGATACAATAGAAAAGTGATGGTAGACACTTTCCGAAAGGAGATTGTATGGATACTGTCATAGCATTGTGTATATCAGTGGTCGGCTCATACTTCTGTGGTTTAGACTTCTGCACCCTGTATACTCTTATTTCTATATCAATAGAATTAAATAAATACGCTAAAGACAAAACTGCCAATCGGTAGGTAATTCACACTTGATACGAACAGGACGCTATTCCTGTCAAAAAGAACTAATGATGTTTGAATAAAAGTTTGTAACTATTTACCGCTACCATCACTTTTCTATTGCATCAATATCAAAAATTCTAATCCGTTTGTGCTATAATCCTCTTATCCTAATAGAAAAGAGGTGAAAAATATGGATAGCAAGCAACTTGCTGACCGATACGCTATTGCTAAGTTGTTGGGTTATCAAGACAGTGTTGAACAATTCAAAATTGAGTACCGCAAATACTATGATGAATTTATGTCTACTATTGATAACAAACCAGCTAAGGTAGAAGTTATATCTAATCCTTTTCGTTAAAGCTTTATAGCGTTCAATGCGTTGGTGAGAGAATCGAGTATTTTGCATTCACTTTGTAATGCTTCGTTTTTCTCACCATTTACCGCATTGTAGGCAAGTCCAAGCGCAAACCATTCAACATAATCTCTTAGTGTCCGTTCCTCATCATCTCCACTTATAGAAAAAGGTCCTGTCATTCCTACTCCTTCCTAGTAACTTATGAAGTTACTTTCTTTGCAAAAAAAATCTCCATAGGATTTTCAATATTCAAATTATCAATCATAATCTGAATCTCGTTACTGCCAAAAACGCCCTTGTGCATTCGCAGATAGAAGGTCTTGGGCGTTACGCCTATCATTTGTGCAACTTCTGTCTGCGTTTTTCCGTTTTCAGCAATAATCCCACGAAGTTTATTTGTATCAACCATTATCTCATCTCCTTTCTAACTTCGTAACTTTTGAAGTTACTCTTATTATACACCGCAAAAGTAACTTGTCAAGTTATTTTTTTCTTGACTTGTAACTTTTTTGTGCTATAATCAAGTTACCAATAGGAAAGGAGGAAACACTAATGATTAAAACTGTTGGAGACAGAATTAAGGAGCAAAGAGAGCTTAATAAAATGTCACAAGTAGAGTTAGCTAAGAGAATGGGCGTTTCTAAGCAGACATTATATAAGTATGAAAACAATGCAGTAACAAACATTCCAAGTGATAAAATTCAGATTGCTGCACAGATTCTTGATATTTCTCCATCATATTTAATGGGGTGGGAAGATAATTTATCTACTGATAATGTTGATATCATTCCCGACTTAATGTCAGATAAAGAATTGTTAGATAGTGTTAAGAAATTGATAAAACTCAATAAAGAACACCAACAAACTATATTTGACAATATAGCCTATTGGTATGAGAAAGAGGGGCGTTAAACGCCCCATTTCTTTTTGAAAGATAAAATTAATTCATATACAAATTTCAAAAAATTGTTACTATTACAATTTTTTATTAATCCGATAATCTTTTGTTTATATTCCTCATTCTCCATATATCCCCCTTATTGCACGATATAACGCTGGTAGCGATGGTGTTATTATAGAACATTTGTTCTTACATGTCAACCTACCCCCAGTAGATTAACAGTTTTCAGCGGTGACACTGCCAACGCCAATCAAACAGTGCCACCTAGCCGAAACTTGAAGATTTCGTCCGAACTCTCTCGGACAATTATTATTATAAATACCTATAATATAAAAATCAACTTAAAGATATCGCAAGTTTTGACATCATTCGACAAATTATGTATATTATGATATGATTAGTAAAATTAAATTTAAGGGGGATTTGTCTATGACAAAGAGAATTGTAAGCATTGTGCTTGTTATGTGCTTATTGAGCCTTGTAGCGTGTCAGAATAGTGTTTCTGATAGTAATGTTGAAAGTATCAGTGAAGTTCAGACAGAACAAGAAACATTATTATCAAGAGATAAGAGCGTATATCCTGATGATATAACTGTTGAAATGCTCAAGCGTACACCTAATAAGTATATTGATAAAGAATTCAAGTTGACAGGTAATATTGTAGCAGAATTAAAGTATGATGGGGAGGTCGAAGATAAAGACGGAAATACACATACTGGCGAAGAATCCAGCGAATATATTGCTTGCTATTATTTAGCTGTTGATGGCAATAATGATGATACTGTTGTTTTGACATATTATAGAGACGATTTTGATTATAATTTGCTTGTTGGTGATAATGTGACAATGTACGGAACGCTTCTTGAGGGTGGTATGGAATTTAAGAAAACAAACGGAACTATAACGACCATTCCTGCTGTTATGGCTGTTATGATAGATTTGAATAATTAAAATATTACCGGGAGCATTGCACTCCCGGTATTTTTATTAAGGTTAGACTAATTCACAATCGGCTATATTGACTGCAGCAAACAGTTCTCCGTCATGCACAAGCACAACTCTGTCTCCGCTTCTTTCTGATACTGTATACTCGTCATACCAAGCCTTAATAGGTGTACCATCATAATCAGTATCGCCGACAAATCTCACTGTGCTACCCTCTTCAATGTCTTCACTGAATGGAATATCTGTAGGTGCATCATCAGAACTTGTACCGCCGACAAATTCAAGATTAGCAATATTGACAGCGGCTGTGATTGTTGTACCGATGCCTATAACAATTCTGTCTCCGTCCTCTTCAATCACATCATATTCATCATAATATGTCGCAAATCTCACGCCGTCATAATCAATGTTATCAAGAACTTTGACTTTCTTGCCGTCACCGCGGTTTACTGTATCTGTGTTAATATCATTGTCGTTGTCATAAATACACTTGATAAGGCTGATGTTATCTTCGTCAATAGCAGCAGTAGTTACGCCATCAACACCGATAACAACTCTTCTGCCACTAGCCGATAAGACACTGTACTCATCATAGTAAGTGCTGAATGGCTCGCCGTTATCATATTGGATAGCGTTAATAACCTTAACTGTATCGCCTTTATGGTATTTAGTGTCTGGTACTGGCTCATAGTCTGGCACTGTGATTTCTTCAACGACATGGTCTGTGCAATAATCAGTGTAGCAATAGTTCTGGTCTACTGTCTGTCCGCCAATCTGAGTGTCTCTAAGATAATTAACACTTCCACCGAATTGCCACATATCATAATCAACGGCAATTCTAGGTTCTGCATCTGAATACTTTGCTACCCAAACGGCATAACCAGCTTCTTTTACTCTTGAAATGTCTACATAATTGTTAATGCAGTTCTCATATGAGTATAAGCCGACATTCTTATATCCTGCATTTCTCATTTCATCAAGAAACGCCATAATAATGTCTGTAAGGTCGTTGCCAGTAACCATGCCTGCTTCAACATCATAGAACACTGGGTAACAGAACGATTTACCTGCTAAAAGCTGCGCAAAATATCTTGCTTCATTTACAGCTTCATCATTACTTAATGCGTTACCAAAGAAATAGGCTCCTTTGTGGATTCCTGCACTTTCCAACTTATTGTAACTGTTTTCAAACTCTCTATCTTCGTATAAGCCATCATCAGCACCGCCCGCTTTGATGATTGCAAAGTCTACACCCTCATTATCCTTTGCACCCTTGAAATCAAAGTCTCCCTGCCACCTTGATGTGTCAATTCCGAAAAATTTACTCATAAATTTGCCTCCTAAATTTAGAAAAATGTGTATCAAAAAAGCACCCCAGTGTTTCCACTAAGGCGCTTGATTGCGAATATTATATTGTTAATGTTATGCGGCACTGCCAACCTTGTGAATTGCTTCTTGCAGTTCGTCATGTTCGATAAGGAAATACCTTACATCTTCTTTTGTAATTTTTGTCAATACCTTATGTCTTATTTTCATTCTACAACTAAACAGTGATAATATTAAATACAACGGTGCAATTACTAGGGCAGTATCCAAAACCTAACTAAATATAAGTGAGCCTGTAATATAATCACCCTTTTGGAATTCGCTTGTAGCCCATGCTCCTTTATTACCATCTTTTGTATAATATCGAGCAAAAGCATAATGCTGGCTTGCAGAGCTATATAACAATGTTGTTCCATAGCCTATCAACTTTGCTCGAACTACACCTGTGGCATCATAAGGAGTATAATTACTTTCCAATACTTTACTAAAGCTAATACCCATATTTTCAAGAACTGTTTCTATGTCATAATATCCTGTAAAATTATTCTGTGTAGAATCTTGTGTTTCAATTTTGGAGGCATAGTATAAAATCCCTGTTTTGGTAGATTTATTATAATAGCAATAATTATAGCCATAACCTTCAAGAGTACCATCTACACTTGCAATATTTTTGCAAAAAGAGTTTTTAACGTCAATATTACTGTTTAGTTGTGTAACTTCATCACGAAGATTGCTAATCATATCATTGTTATTCTTAATACCTGCGTCCATTACATTTAAGTTTGCCGCACTAAGTGGAGTACTTTTATTTGGCGATTGTTGCCAGTTTACACGGCTATACGAAAGGAATCCTGTCAAGCTCATAATTTACCTCCTAAAAAATAAGAGTGCAGGCTTAAACCCACACTCTCTGATGATTTACTCTGTTACTGTTCCTACTGCGTTTATCGTATCTGAATCAATTGTCTGCTGTTCACTCTTTAGCAGCTTATTGACTTCTGATTTAAAATTCTCATAATCATTATCACATTGTGTCTGATTTGCAAGGTATAATTCCTTGTTAGTAATTGTCTGACTAATTGTCAGTGAACCAGTTTCCGGCACAGCCGCATACATTGTCATGGCTGATTGACCATTAATCACTGATGTTCCGCTTAAGTTTGTTGTCTTTGTTATACTTAACATATTGTTTTCCTTTCTACCGCTGTGCAGATTTAATACCAATTTTTTTGTGCCCAATCCCATGCAGCGACAGCTACATCGTCAACATATATAGTTAAAACGCTTCCGCTCCAATCAAATGTTACTGGATTGCTCATAGACAAAGCAGGTCGCATATAGTTTTTAAGTGAAGGGTGATATAGCTTAACATTTAAATAGTCATTAAAAACACATTCGCTTCTACTTAATATCCAGTTCGTTCCTGAACCATCATCATTTGACATTTCAATGTAGTGTCCTTGTATCTGTAAAAATGCACCTGTACTGCTTTTTACAAGGTATTCACCACCAATAATAGTAGTGGTCATTGTAATACCTCCGTCAGTTACATTTACATTTTTAAATGTGCCTTCTAAATCAGCATCAACAGCTTTTAGCTTCTTACAGTCTATCGAACCATCTGCTGAAATAGTAGTATTAGTAGATGTAAGCGTGAACAGATTCCCGTTAATATTAACAGACTTATTACCACTAATATTAATTGTTCCACTTGCATTAAGTGTAATATCATCTGCAATAGCTTCAATTGCAGATTTAAGTTCTCCTGTCGTTGGGTCTTTCTTAATATAAAGGTCAAGACTTGCTGTTGTAGCATAACCTTCAAGGCTCTTCTTTGTAGCGTAATTATTAGAGACTTCCAACTTGATACTGTTACTTTCTGCTGTTATAGCCTGTGTTATAGCGTTGTTCATAGCTTCTGTAGTGCTATAGCCTGTAAGAGCATTCTTTGTTACATAAGTTGTAGAAATTTCACTCTTAATACTATTGCTCTCTGCACTAATTGCCTGTGTAATAGCATTATTAACTTGTACAGTGGTGCTATAGTTGTCTCTTATATCAATCTGTGTCTTATTTAATTCAGAGCTGATTGTATTAAGGTTCACCTTTAACGCGGCATTTTGATTAAGAAGATAAGCGATTTCGGTTGAAGATATTTCTTTCCAACCGTGCGTTCCGTCTATTTTTTTAATCCAACGCCACGCTCTGTTCTGTGCTTCCCAATACGCTATAATGCCTACATAATTATCATATTCTGCTTCTGTGTATTCCCATGTGCTATCACTAGGGTATCTATCATCGCTTGGATATATAGGTACACTCCACTCATTAGCTGGATAATTATCCTTAGTCGGCTCGTATGTCACCTGATATACCTTGAAATCATCGTTGAGTTGCTTGTAAACATCTCCTATTTGCACACCGAAGCTATCAAGCGTACTTGTAACTGTATTGAATTTGCTTTCGATGGATTCTCCATTACGAATATCAGTCCACCATAGCTTCTGGTCAATAAAATCTTTAGATTGCTTAATAGCCGAACCCCATAATGTAGAATTGCCGCCAACGGTTGTCTGAATACTCTTAAATACGCTATCAAGGGTTTGCTGTTCACTATCAACATATATCTTCGTTGAATTAAGCGTGTGTGAACCATCATTGTTGATAACATTGAACAGCGATTCTATATTTAACTTGCTTGCGGCAATATCAGCATTATCCTTAACCATATCATCACGGATAACTTGTCGTTGAATACCTTTGTCTGTTAATCCAATAGCGTCAAACATCAAATTGCCTGATTTATCCCAGATATACATGTTGTAATCTGAATTAGCGTCTTTACCTATCTGAACCCTAACCCTATTGCTGTCAGATATTTGAATTGTATTGTCTTTCCACTGTGACTTGCCATCTTCGCTGTGAACAAGTACATTAGTAGTATTAATGTCAAGTGCTGTGATTTTGCTTGCGTCAAGACTATCAATCATTGCTGACTTAATCTGCGCTTCTCCCAAAACAGCAATAACAGAATTAGAGAAATCCGTTGTTATTGTTGTTCCTGTTGCTGAACCGAATATTAATGTCTTGATATCAGCTACACTTGCGTCAAGTATGCCAACTTTCTCATAGTCTACTTTAAGATTTGCAATATCCGCATTAACAGCCTTAAGGCTTTCCACATTAGCATTGATGATATCTGCATATGTTGCATCTAATTTATTTGTTTTAAGGTTATCAATATCAGCATTAACAGCCTTTAAGGTTTCAATGCTTGCGTATCTGATATCAGCTTCATCAACAGATAGTTTATTAATAAGCGCTTTATTTGCAAGTATCAAGTCGGCATAGTACCGTTCCATCTGCTTAGTAATAGGACCAGAAGCAACGCTTGTATTCTCTGTGTCAGATTGACCTATAGATGTAACGGTATCCATTAAGCCGCCGTCACATTCGTGCGTAATCTGCATTATAGGCACTTTGTAATCAACGCCACCTTTGTTGACAGTTATAATGTCACCAACTTCTAGTCGGTAATCACCGACAAACTTAACTGTAAGCGGTCTAAATGTAAAGCCACCTATCTTTTTATAGACTTCATCAAGAATTGCCTGTGTCATAAACGGATTGGCAAAACTAAGTCCTGTTGCTCCGTCGCCGGCAGTAATCTGACTTTGTTCTGTAGAACCACTCTTGGTATTATTACATGTCAGCTTCTGTATAATAAAATCTTTACTCGTTGTGAATGTAACGCCTTGCTGATAATACTTATGTCCGTCAAGTACATAACCACTATCCTTATACCATCTTAATTCAAGGTTTCCGTCAGAATTAATTACCGCGTTACAGCCTTGCAACATAGCCATATAACCGATAATTTCTCTATAGGTATATCCTTGTGGTTTGTTGTTGATAGTATGTGCTGTGACTATATTTGTTGCTAAAGATATGCCTAACTTACCGCATATCTCATTAAGAATAGCTTTATCTGTGCTAGGAAATGCCATATCCGAGAAGTAAGGCATATCAGCCTTATACATCCTGTCGTATGCTTCATAGTTTGTGTATTCTCCGTCACTTGTCTGTTTAGTAACTGTAAATATTCCCAACTTAATATACTTAATCTCTGTACCAACCTTAACGCCCTCAAATACGGTAATTTCCTTATTTTCAAGGCTTACTGTTGGCATATAAATAGAAAAGGTAACACTGCTTGCGCAAGTGTTACCTATCGTGATTTCATTATTGGGATTTATCATGTTTTGAAACTTGAAATTGTTAAGTGTTTCGGTATGTTCTTTTCCATCAACAACATACTTGGAATAGTATCTTGCACTATTTCCCTTAACAATTTCCGTCATAGCTGTGTCTAATATCTTCATTCTACACCGCCTTTATTGATTAATTAATGGCTTATCATAAATTCAATTGAGTATAATTTAGCTGGTGTAATTTCTTCGCATTTGTCGAATGCGTCCATAGGAAGCATTGTCATGTCAGGTGCTTCAATCTCTTGCTCATTGATTTCCTGCAATTCTTCCTGTAACTTCTTTAAGTTCTCTGATGTAACCTGATACTGATTATCGTTGATAACTGGATTACCGCTGTCGTCCTTATCTGCATACTTAACCTTAGTATCTTCTATGGTCTGTAATGTTGCCTTGTACAGCTCTTCTAATGCCTTAATATTGCACATAACAGCCATAGCAATTCTGCCTGTAGTCTTGTCGTGCGATATGTTACTTAAGCTCTGAAATCTGTCTATTAACTCACTTGTTTTAAGTTTCATGTGGAACTCTCCTTTATTTTTGAATTAAACTTAATTTTGCTCCGACTATTAGTCCGTCCTCATTCTTCGCCCTTGTGAGATACGGATATGTCACATCTCCTGTGTATATTGTCATTTCTTTTTGCGTACCTCCTAAAAATAGGACTTGTGCTGTTGGGAATGGGTTATCTACGTCGCTTACTACATTATCAAGCAATAGTGCCTGTTCACCTGTTAATGGCGGTAATTGAAGCTCAACTTTGTCTTTGATATCCACGATTGTGCCTACCATTTCTCCGTAATCATTTCTTCCTGTATTTTTAGACCATATCTTATTTCTACTGTATGTGTAGCCGTTATACGCTACCGGGAATCTAACCCCCTCAATTACAACTGCGTCAATCAATCATACCACCCCTTTCAAGGCATCAAAAAAGGAATGCACCATTTCTGATACATTCCTTAGTGTGGTTACAAATTTCTTGCAACCATTATATTTATTTCTGTTTGAGCCATTCTAATATTCTCAAGAAAATCTATGCAACTTCATTGAATAATTGCAGTATAAATTCTCTTCCAAGCTGTGTTATTCTCCTGTGATAAATAGCCTTACCATTGTCGAGGATTTCTTGCTTGATTTCTTCATATCCCATACTGCTGTATGGTGAGTAAAGAACCCAAGTTCCATTGACACTGTATTGAATTTTTTTATCAGCAAGTAACTTGTTAAGTTGAATGGCAGATTTCAGATTCAGTTCCTTAGCAATCTCTGTCATTGTATATGTCTTATTGACATGTGTTAAGATAGCATTCTTTCTTTCTGCTTCAACTCTTGCTTGTCTTTCCTGTTTTAACTTTGTTAATAATTCTATTCCAAAGTCTGGATTATTCAGTATTTCATCAATAACATTATCAGTAGCATATATTCCATTCTTGCGAATTGACGGAATAATCTCATCAGCCACTAATGCTTGAAATTTCTCTGCTGTTTCATTTTTGGCTTTCATTGCTAGTCTGTAGAAGATGTTTTCTGGGATAAAATCGTCTTTCCCCAGCTTGTTGGGGAAACCAATATCCTCTAAATATCTGTTGATTGTTTCCCAACGAATAGATATATATTCCACTCCGTTTTTCTTTTGGGTTTGAGTAAACCCAAGTCCTCTAGCAACATTTTCCAATCTTAAGTACGCAACGCCATTCTGCTCATAGCAGTCTACGCCGCAAATATTCTTAGTGTTCATAGGTACTTTAATCTCATTGTGAGAACTATCTTTTGTAGTTGGATAATTATAACTCATTATTTTACCTCCTACAAAAATTTATCATTTGCTCTAAACAGAATCTATTGCGTAGTGGGAGTATATGCCCACAATGCCTCACGCAATAATATTATGCCACTTCCTTTGTAGCCTTGTCCTGTTCCTTTAAATTAAAATTATTAACATTGTCCTGAATGGTTTCTATCTGCTGCAAAACTCCCATAAGAACATATGAAACTCTTTCGTTTTCCATATTTGCTAAAACTTCTGTTACTGTTGCGTGCGCAATTTCTGACGCTATGTCAATATTTGTTACGATTTCTACATTACTCATTTGTTTTTCCTCCGAAAATAATCTTGAATTTTCCGAAAGAAACTGATATGATAGATTTATCAATTCCTTTCGGATTGGTGCTTTTAAAGCGTTGTGTTCGTTGGTAGCGGTGCAACGCTTTATTTTTTTTGCCCTTTTACTTTTTCAATGCCTTTTTTAATCAAATCAAGTATTGTATATCCGCTTTTATCAGAAAAATTCATTATTTCTTCCTTTTCCTCTTTGGTGACACGAATATATATTCTTTCATTTTTAGGATTGTCGAGTTTAGGTCTACCTTTTTTATTGGACATATACTCACCTCTTTTCTGTCCGCACATTTAATATAAACCGTACGCACAAAAAAGTCAAGCACTTTTTCAATAAAAAATGGAACGCACCGAAAGATACGCTCCATTAAATAATTTATTCAAGTGTTAATGTCTTTTTAATAAGTTTTTTATCAATAAATGACGAATGGGCTTCCACCTCTAAATCTACATTACTTCTATCATTTAAAATAAACGCTTCTGCAATTGTAATAGTCGTGTTTGGCTGTATTTCTTTCATAATATTATCTTCCTCTTCGACAACTTTGAGTAAAGGATAATCCAATTCTACGCCATTTTGAAAACAATTTATGTCATAATTATATGCAGCTCTGGTATTGTCTTTAGAATTATTAGTGAAATCAAAATAAACAATAAGTATATCTTTTTCATTATTATTTATAATTTCATGCTTAAGATACTTAAATTCCGTATTGTTATAAGTGGCATTATCACTGCTTTTTTCTGTTGTGGTATTAGTGTTTTCTGTCTTTGTATCGGTACTTCTATTGCCGTAAACTATTATCAAGACTAAGACAAAAGCTATTGCCAAACCGATGTAAAGTTTCTTTTTCTTTTTCATATTGCGTTACCCCTTTGCTTTTTATATATAGCAAAAGAATAGCACAATACTTTTATCTTATCAATACGGAAAAGCTGCTTGACCTGTCATATTTGTATAACTATTAGCTTTGTCTTGCACCATTGTAAACAGCTTATCTGCGTCACCTTGTAATGTTATGTTTACATTGTTGTTAGCTTCTGACATAGCCGCTACAACTGCATTGTAAACCGCTGGATAAACTGCGTTGGCAATACCTGTTGTGATTTCCTGCTGATTGGCTACTGCTGTTCTTCCGTCCATAGTACCAACCATTTCGGGTCCAACTTCGTTTGCGACAAACAATTGTCCTTTGCCTGGGAATCCGCCGTTTGCATACCAATCAATACTGACTTTTGGTACTTTAGGTGGTGCAAGACTAAATTCTCCGTCAATCTTAAAGTGTGGTGTATCAATGTGTGGAAATTCAAGTCCTAAATCATTCCACCACTGCTTAAAGCTGTTCCAAGCGTTCTGTATCTTAGCTTTAAAATCTTCGATAGCCACAGAAATGCGTTGAAGTGCTGGTTTGCTATCCCACCAATCTACAATATCATCCCACTTCCCTTGAATACCTTTTTTAATTCCGTCAGCTAAGCTTTCCCATTTTTCCTTAGTAAACCACGGTTTCACATCATTGCTCCACCAAGAAACAATTGCCAGACTGTTCCACCAACCAACGATTGAATCCCATTTTTCTTGTATTCCTAATTTCATTCCGTCAACAGCGTCAACCCATGTATCTTTTTCAAACCACGGTGCAACATTATTATTCCACCAGCTAACAACAGCTGTATTGCTCCACCAATCTGAAAAACTGTTCCATTTTTCGCTTAAAGATGTTTTTACGTTGTCTCCCAGTTCTCCCCATTTCTCCTTAGTAAACCATGGTGCAACACTTGTAGTCCACCAATTTGCTATATCATCTTTATGCCCAAATGTGATAGTTTCTATCACTCCGTCAATAAAGCTAGGTAAATCTTCAAATGGTGCTTTTATAAGATATGCTAATTGGTCAAACATTGACATATCTATTTTCTCGCCTGTAAGTGCTTCATTTAGTTTATTGCCTATATTAAATCCAATAATAGCTGCACCAATGCCACCTACGATTCCTGCTCCAATAGTTAAGCCTATTTCTGTCGCTGTACCAGCTCCCATTATTACAGATAAGTCAGTAGTTAGCATAGTTTGCAGACCTTTTAATAGTCCACCTCCACCAGCAAAACTCTTTAATCCTTTCTTTATAGCACTCCAACTTAATGCGTCTGATATTCTTTCTCCTATTTTTTTGCCTAAACCGGTAAACTTCATAACTCCAAGAACTGACATGATTGTAGTTTCAACGGGTGCAGATTGAAATAGTCCTTGCCATATTTCAATAGCTGCTTTTATAGCTTCCCAGATTGCCCTGCCTACACTTGAAAGAACTTCTACCCAATCAATTCCAGCAAGATAATCTCCCATTTTTCTGCCTATTCCGTACCAGTCTACTTTATCAATGGCATCTGCAAACCAATTAAAAATTCCTGCCACAAGGTTAGATGTATCTTGTCCTGCTGCATAGAAATCCCCGATTGCAAAATCTTTAAATATCTTCCTAACAGGTTCAAGTGCTTTCTCTATCTTATCAGCCCAAGCAACTGCCGAATTTTCCATATTGGCAAATGCTTTATTCCAAGCCGCTTCATATTCTGCCGCTGCCTTAGCAATATCGTCTGTCAAATCAATAGTGCTACCACCGCCACCGCCGCTTGAACCCTTGCTTGAGCTTGTATCGTCCTGTAATTTATTTATTTCATCAAATCCCATAAGGGATAATGTAGCTTTCTTTGCTGAATCAGCTACATCTTTGTAGCCGTCTGAAATATCTTCTAAGCCGTCTGATGTGTCTTTATAGCCACTTTGTCCAAAACTCTCAAAGTCAATCTTAACGCCCATTAAAGAAGCAAGATTGACTAATAATCTTTTGATTGCAATAGTTACTCCGTTTACTACTGGCATAACCTTTGAAAGAATTGGGATAAATAGCTGTCCTGCTACCATTCCTACCTCTTTCATATTGTTAGAGAACTGGCGTAACATATTTGATGGGCTGTTAATCGTGTTGGCTAAATCGCCCCACGATACTTTTGATTGGTCTAGTATAGCTAGCACTCTTAACTGCTGCTTTTCCATCTGTGTCATTTCTGATACAGACTTTGAAATGCCTAAGTTATAGGCATATGTTGCTAGTGTAGCATTGGTAATATCAATACCATATTTATACAATGCCCTTGATTGACCAATTAAGCCACTTTGTAAGTTCTGTGCTACTGTTGAATAGTCCACATTAAAAAGTGAGCTTATATCGCCTGCAAGCATTGTCATTGACTTTGTTATTGCTGTTGTTGCTTCACCCGTCTGTCCTAGTGAGTTAGTGACAGAGGATAACTGTGAAGCGTACTGTGTTATCTCTTGTATGTTAAGTCCTAAGTTCTTTGCTCCACTTTCTTCAAGCAAACCGCCTTGAACATTGACTTTTAAGCCTGATAGTTTTCCAAGAGTATCATTTACTCTACTTTGAAAACTTTCTGCATATGCTGTTGCGTTATCATAGCCGTACTTTTCGTAATCTTTATCCCATTCCGAGCCAATCTTGCCAAATGCAACCGCTTGATAGTTGAACGCCTCAATGTAATCTGTTGTTGACTTGATGGCTTCTATAAGTTTCTTACTGCCACGAATTACCATAAAATAAGTGGCATAAAACTTGCCTATTGCACTTGCCAAGTTCCAACTGCTTTTAGTTGCTGTCCTAGTGCTTGTAGAAACGCCATACAGCGACTTTTGAAGTGAGTTTGAAGAAGTACCCACCTTGCTACCTTGACTAGCAAGATTAGCCAATGCGTTAGTCATTTGAATAACATTTTGACTTACTGTTGGTGCTCTTGATAGCGTTGTCATTAAGCCATTTAAAGCATTACCTAGCTTTGGAATGTTTACAACGGCGTTTTCAATACTCTTACTGCCTAGCTTACCAAGTGACTTTGCAAGTTCTGTGACTTGTGTTGCATTTTGCGGAATAGCTGATATGCTTGCAACTGCCTTTGTGACAGCTTGAAGTGATGTAGCTGTGTTAGTTAGTGCAACTGAATCAACAGAACCTATCTTTGTGATATTCTTGGCAAGCCTTGTAAAATCTGCTGTTCCTGCGTTCATATTCTGCATAGCAGAACCTAACTGACTAACACCACTCGCAAGACCGCTTAATGATGAACCATTCACAGTCGCAAGTGATGTTGACAGCCTTGTAAGCTGATTTATCAGTTTATCAACAGAATTGATAGCTTTAGTGGCAGTACCAGTAATTTTAACCTCTAAACTGTCTAATTCCACGCTTTACCCCCCTTTTTATAGGATTGTTGGCGGTAATCCTTTCTTTTCAGCTCGTGCCGCCCATTTCTGTTCATTGAGTAACATTCGCTGTAACTCTTTATCGTAGGTATCTTCTTCGCTTTCTTCCGTTTTTTCTGATAAAATAGCCTGCTTCGGATATTCAATGTGTGTATCTTTACTAAATGCCGCACCAATGCCGCAAGAAATAGCCGGTATTGCATAGACAAAAAACCAGTTATACATTTCTGCATCTCGATTTTGTCTATCAATCTTTTTGCCTTTTGCGTATAGTAATAATTTTGTAGGTGTCATTCTTAGAAAGTCTGAATAACTAACGCCTAGTGAACTGGCTAAGACAAAGTATTCTTCCCAGATTATTTTGTGGAAGTCTGCTTTTTCTTGTGGTCCTGTGGAACTACTGTCGGCTTCTTCTGTTCCTGTGTCGCTTCTTCCACATTGTTCGCCATTTCCTCTAACATCGTTGTTATCCCTGACAGCTCGAAAAAACCATCATCTTCCATCGCTTTCTTGATTTCTTCAAACAACGTTCTATATCCGTAACTCTTATCTGTCTTTCTTTTCTCTGTAATATATGCCCTAGTGAGTTCCTTTGCTTCATCCATAGTTACTGGGTTATTGTCAATACAGCCTGCATAAATGGCGGTAATGCAAATCTCTGGCACATCTGCTGTCATATTTGCTAATCCATCAAAGGAAGCCTGTGCAACGCTTTTATCTGTCTGTGCAAGTAAGTAAGAACCATTAACGACAGAAAACATTTTCTGCACTATTTCTTTGTGCTCTGCCGCACCAAAAGAGAACTCAACTTTGTATTCTTTTCCGTTTACATTAATATTCATCATATTTTCCCTTTCCCCCTATGCTTTAACATAGGAAAGGGGCAGTCCGTAGACCGCCCTTTCAATCAATTGTTATTCTGTTACATCATCAAGATATGATGCGTAGTCGGCTGTTTTGGCGTTTGTGCCACCAATCGACACAGCCTTTGATTTAGTCGATTGGCTTATCATTCCCCCACCTTTGTTACTGTGAATGTGCCACCAGTGCCTTCAACAACTTGAAGCTTGTCTGTGCATTCGATAGGTGAAGTGTTAGGAACTGCTGTTACTGTCATTTCAAGTACCGAATCAGTACCAGAAACATCATTAGGTGTCGCTGTTACCTGTCCGACAAATGCGTACTTAGCAACCGCACCTAATCCGTCAGAACCATATAACTGAATAATGTCTAACTGCTTACCTTCTGCTTTGATTAAGTCCTGCAAATAAGCCTTCTCAAGGTTTCCTGTGTAAGTCTTAGCGTCAGATGTTTTGATACCCATTAAGAATGTCTGTGAATCATCTTCAAATGTTGTGCTTTCAACTGTGTTAGGTGCTGATACTGGTGCTGAAATTGACTTAGCCGCAACCATTAACTTATATGAGCCTGCAAAACCATCTTCGCTATGCTCCTTGTAGATAACTCTAGCTTTATAACTTGTACTTGCCATTGCCTTGTCTACCTCCTAAAAATTTGCAAAAAAATAAGAGCATTTCTGCTCTTTGTTACATTAATCTGTCATTTGCCGCTATCATTCTTCTGAATCTAGCGGTACTCTTATGTACTTTATTGCTGATTGAAAATTCTGGCATTGCGTTACCTTGAAATCTCATTGTCTTGAATGTATCTGTAATTACTGCCATAACCTTGCGACAATCAGATTTACTTGTGTTAGTTGTAACATCTACTTGAAATGTTGCTAACAATGCGTTAACCGTCTGTCCATCAAGCGTTTGTCCTTGTTCAACTGCTGGTAGTAAATGAATATATACTGTTGGAAATGCTGCTTGACCGCTGTTTTCTCCCTCATTTGTTATGACTATCTTTGGATATTTTTTTTTAAGCTGTGTTAGGGCTTTAGTCTTGACAAGTGCTACCACTGTACCTTCAAGGTCTATCGCCCATTGATTTTCACTTGCCATTAACCAAACACCTTCCTTGCTACCTCAACATATTTCTGTATGATTTCCATATCAGCCTTATAAACAGGCATTTGTGCTTCTACGCCGTGTGTAAGAACTAAGGTTCCGTCATCGTCATAGTAACCCCACACTTTTTGTACGCCGTGATGTTCGCCGTATGAGCCTATAACCATACCATTAACAACGCCTTTGTCATGTGGGCTACTTCCAGCCGCTCCATTGTAGAATACACCAGCTCCGAACTCTATAAACATAAGTTCTTTGCCTTCTACAATTAATTTTGCTTCAACATATTCTCCTGCGGATTTCATTTCAACATAACTGTGATGGCTTGTATCTGAGCCGCTACGAACACCTTTTTCATCATATGTATAACTTGCTTTTGCCATATTTTCATCTATAACAGGTATTCCAACTTCTGCAAGTTCTTTGACAAGCTGTGAAGTCTTTTTTATAAGCCAATTCTTATACTGTTGTAGCTGTCTGATAGCTTCATTTACGGACTTTTCAGACAAGGATATATTAATTGTATGTCTTGCCATAGATGCACCTACTTTACAACTGCTTTAAGCATATACTTAGTTGAATATAATGCTGGCTTAATGCCTACAATCGTAAAGTCTGCTGATGTTTCATCAACAAGTCCATCAGATGTGTATGTAGGCTTGCTATCAAGCCAGATAAGGTCGCCTTTTTGAATAGGCAACACATTCCTATCTGTCAGCAAAATAGCGTCAAAATCAGCGGTATCAAAGCCGTATTCCTTGCTTTGTGCTTCTCCACCGCTGAAAGCTATGTTTGCTTTGAAGTCAACTGGCTCTGAAAAGCCTGTTTTTTCTTCAAGAACTTTAGGTATCTTATTTCCCTCATCATCAAGATAAGGAATGAAGTTACCCTCTGTGTCGGTATATCCCTCATAAAGGATATTGCCGTCATCATCTCTTTCATAAATAGTTACTGTCTGCCCTTGAAGTGAATACTTCATAGCCTGCTTATTAATGTCAAGCATTGTTCTTTACCTGCTTATAAATCTGATTAACGCCTGTACTTGATAATCCGGACACAATTCCTACTGCGATTGCATTAAGAATGTCATTTGCCGGAAAGTCCGGTATTACATACATACCTATAATGCCTAAGATACCGCCTGCAACGCCTACGATTATAGGAATGTAATTATCCTTAATGTGTGGGATTGCTTTAACTCCTAAGCCTATCAGATATGTAATTACAACGATTGCTACAACTGTTGTTACCGATGTTATATCCATTCTGCTATACCTCCTTATCTTCATTAAGTCGTGCTTCCAATCCGTCTATTCGGTGGTGTGCCGACTTTACACTTTCCTCAACCTTAATAATCCTGTTATCGTGAGAATTAAGTTCTTTTCTCATTTCTGTAACTTCATTCTTTATCTCTGTTGTGTTGCTTGATATTGTGTCAAGTTTCATATTTATGCGTGTATTTTCTTTTACACGCTCTGTAAGTTCTGCATTGTCAGACTTTTTGTTGTTCTTAAGATTAAATCCCAACGTAAACAGTCCGAAAAAGACGGAAAAAGCAACTGAAATAATGCTTATAATTACTGCTATTGGCATTGATATACCGCCTTTCATAATTAATAATGGCACACCGCCCACCACCCTTAATGTGTGCCGCCTGCTACCATATTGGTAACGCACAATCTTCTATAAAACCTTAGCAAAAGGAAATACCCCAACAAATAAACTGTCTCTATCTCTCCAAGTTCTGTTGACACCGCCCTCACTTAAGGTGGACATAAAGTTTTCGCCTGCCTGTGAATGGTCGTAGACAGCCAGATTAACGATAACACTCTCAAACTCCTTTAAGTCCTCGGTTATCATTTCGTCTGTGTAGCTGTCAGGGTAATTTCTTCTTGCTTTTACATCTTCTGTAGCTTGTTTAATAAGCTGTTCGATTATCGGATTATCTTCTTTGCTATCGAACACGACCACATCAGATGTTGTTTCATCATCATTTGTGACTGTATCAATATGAAATTGTTTAAGTCTGATTTTAACTTGTTCTAATGTGGTGTATTCCATAATTTCAGCTCCTATAATCCTAATTTCTCAATTAACAGCTTCTTTAACTCTGCTCCTGTAAGTTCTTCTGCGTTGCTTATACCTTGTTCTGTGGCAAAAGCCTGTAAATCAGATGTAGACATACGATTAATGGTTGTCTTGCTATAATCAAAAGAAGCCCCAGAATTGTTATTTTCTGGAACTTCTTGACCTGCGTTATACCATTTGCCGTTATGAATCACTATATATGGATATATCATAATTGCACCCCCTACTCTTCGCTATGAACCTCATATACGAATGTGCTATCCATATTCTCGTATGACGGAAGAACAACCTCGGAAGCAAATGTTGACATCTTCATAGGTGGTCCGTACTCTGTCTTTGTAGCGACTGTGATACCTGTGCCGTATACTGTTACATCTACATCAGCTACCTGTCTTGCAGTTCTTTCTTCCGGTGTAGTGCCGAACCAAGTGCTACCAAGGCTGCCTTCCGGAAGAAGTGTAACCTTGTTATCTGGATAGAAGTAATGATCTTTGCCATCATCACCAGTGTACATTTTATCGTAAAGTACGACAGTGAGCTTTGATCTCTTCTGTACTACTGAAAAAACAGCATCATCATCAACCTCAATAGTTGCCGTAAGGTTCTGCGCAAGGATTGAGTTTCTTATCTGCGCACTATCAAGCAAATACTGGAATGTATTGCTGTTCATAAGTGCATATTTAACAATCTTGCCCTTTTTCTTTAATTCTTTTCTTCCATTGTTAAGGTCTGTAAGTGGCTTTGAATTAGCTGTATCGCTCCACATACTTGTGCCGGACAACTTTACATAATGGTCTTTTGCGTATGATCCATCCTTATCATAATCATAAGCATACTGAACGCCATCGCTTACAATGGCAATTACTGGATGACCTGCATTTGTAGCAAGAAGTGACATTCTCATACGCTCGGGTACAACTTCTGCACCGCTTACAAGATCGTTAGTATCGTCATATACGCTTGACAAAGCGCTTGCAAGGTAAGGGTCGTCTGCTGACTGAATACGCTCAATTTCAAGCATTTCCTCTTCACCGACTGTCATTCCCTCACGGAAAAATGCCATTTGTGTTTTTTCCTTGCTTAATCCCTCTCTAGCTCTAAGTGTTGGGATTGTGTCAAAGTTAGATGGTGCAAGTGAAACCGGAAGTCCTTTGTGTGTCTTAATCCAGCTTAAATCAAGCCCCTGTTTCTTTCTTTCAGGAAACCACTGTAAACCAAGATAAGGTATCTGGTTGCTAGCGTTTTCTGTTGCCGATAATGCAATAGACTTACTGTCTAATACTTCATTAATTAACATCTGTTTACCTCCTGTTATTATTCAAATACAATCATTGGAAGAGCTGTCTTAACCGCTGCGTCATATGTAACGCCTGAGTGTGCTTCTGCTACCTTTGTGTTAAGATATGCCTTTTTAAGCACTACTCCCTGTGGTCTGTCTTCTGTTACATCAAATCTTAAGATTCCGATTGCTGTTGCTGTATTATCAGCCACACCTGACTTGTTTACAGGTGTACCAGCTTTTACAATCTTCTTTCCATTCGCATCCTTTTCTGTTACCGTTGAAAAATCAAGTGTTAATGGGATTGCTTCGTTGGGCTCTCTCTTTAAAATCTGAACATCTCCTGCGTATGAAGTCTTTTCATACTGCATATTCATTTCCTTTGCCATTTCTTACCTCCTGCTATTACTGAATGTAATGTGATAAAACGTCATTGTTCTTAGGTGCATTAGATATAAGGCTTTCTGCTATTTTTTCAGCATTTGTCTTATTGTCTGCACCACCTTTATTACTGCCGCCGCCTGGAATATCCTGATTTTTAGCAATCTCCTGTTCCTTAGCCTGTGCCGCAGCGGTTTCTTTTTCGGACATAATCTTGCCAAGTTCGGTGTAATCAAGGCTTCCATCATCTTTAACAACTGCCTTTGCCTGTTCAGCAGTAATCTTAAAATTAGTCATAGCTGCTTCTCTCTGGTCTCTGATAGCGTTAGATTTCTGTAAATCAGCTATCTGCTGATTAGCTGTATCTAATGCCTTATTTGCCTTTTCAAGCTCTGTCAGATTGCCAGCCTGTATTTCATCAAGCTGTTTCTGTAAGTCGTCTGCTGTGTCAGCCTTAGCCTTGTACTGCTTTGCCTTGTTTTTCTCCGTAGCAACTTCTGAATTGTTCTGATTAAGAAGATTAGTAATCTGCTCATCTGTTGCTTCTGGAAAAAGTTTTAATACATCTTCTCTTGTCATAATTACCTCCGTTAAACACACGCTTTTGTTACCGCAGGTCGCTCCTGCTGTGTTTTCTGCTATTTACCGCATAGCTGCAAAATGTATAAAATAAAAGCAACTACCGATTATTCGATAACTGCCTTATTTTGCTGATTGTTATTGAGTTGATTAACTATCTTTTGCGCTTTTTGTTCTTGTGCTTCCACATCATCAATAGTCTTATATATATTATCAAGATATGGTTTTGATAACAGGAATGTCTTTTCTGCATCTCCCCATAAGCCAACTGTCTTAATTGCTATAAGTGGGTGTATGCCGCTTTGAAGCAGCACTGTAAGCGTCTGTGCCTTGGTGTACATATTATCTTGTGGACTGTGATTTATCTGTACATCAAAATCTCTAACCGATAGTTTTAAGTCTTCTCCTGCAAGTCTCAAGATGTTAAGAACCACTACAGCCAGACGCTTTTCACATGATTTGATAAGGGGGTCTTTTAGTTTTGCTCTTGATTTTGAGAAATCCCACCCATTTCTAAGCTCAACCGCTCCCTGCGTGTCTCCACCTGTATTGCCTTGTTTGTTTGGAATAGCTAATATAGATAAAGCATTGTCTATGAAATCCTCTTTAGCCACTTGGCTTTGTGTTTGATTAAGCTCCTGCGTCATAATATCAACATCAGACTTGTTATCTTTATTCATTGACTTAACAACCAATGCATGATTTTCTTTCATCTTCTTAAAAGTTTCTTCATCTACTTCACAATTCACGAACTTAACCCAATATTCAACAAACTGCTGTATGCTATCCATTCTGTTGGACTGCATATTATTGGTTGCATCAAGCATACCTATAATAAGTTCAATGTCAGAAAGTCTTTCGTGATTATTCGGAAATTCTACAATAGGGATTTCGCCATATGTATGTAGTTTTGCTTCAACTACTTTGCTGTCAACAATTCTGAAAGACATAGTGTCTGAAAATGCCATCTTATACCAGTTTCCATCTTCGTCTTTAAGTTCCTGCACAACAAGTATCTGTTCTTCAGTACTCTCATTATAAATAGCATAAGTATTAAGGGGCGTAGGTGCTACAATTCTGAATGGTACATCTCCTTTTTTAGGTTGGGCTGCTTTAAAAGATGTTCCTGTTGCCGACTGCCACTCTCCAGCTTTAATATCTTTTTCTTGCTTATTGGCATCTGTCATAAAATCATTAAGTTTATCAACCGCTTTATTGATAGTTTCATCATCTTTGCGGCTAATAAACTGGATTGGCTCGCCATAGCTTTGTCCTACCTTGAATTGAACCCATTCATAAGCGTGGTTCTCGACAATTTTATTAATTATATCTTCATTAGACAGCTTGGTTCTGTATAAAACAGGTTGGTCGCCCTTGTAGTAATTCCACAGATACTTAATAACTGGCTTATTCCAATTAAATACACCTATAGTACTTCCAATAACCTTAACAACATTGTTAGCAGTTATTGTACCTACATTCGTATATGCGATTTTTCTACCATAACAACCTCTAACAAGGTCTTGAAAATACATTGTGTTCATATCTTGCTCCTAATAAAATGTCATACCGCTTGAACTTCTGCTTTGTGGTATTTCCTTAATTTGAAAATTATCATCATCGTTAGGCACATACCAAATCCATTTGTGGCAATGCTTGCACGCTAACTTATGTGTTCGTGGATCTTTGCTGTCTGCCTTAGTTAAGAACTTGTGGCAGTTCGGACACATTATTGATTTATCTTTATTCATATAAAAATTCATATCTCTACCTCATTGCATAACAAAAGCACCGCCGCAATTAAGCAACGGTGCTTCCGATAAGGATGTGTTTATGAAGAAACATCTTTGTGACTTCTTACAGATATACTATACCACGCCGGCAATGTGACATTCTATGACATCTTTTACAAATATTCACTTCCATATTTGTCTTCAAAGGCTTGTAGTGCTTTAGCATGTATTCTATGTACTTGTCGCCAGCACCAGCCTGTTTCATTTGCAATTTTTTCAAACGTGAATTTTCTGACATATCTTAGAAACAATACTGTATAATAATCTTCATTGTTTATCTGTTCTATCTGCTCTATTATTTTATTTTTTACATCAATGTATTTGTCTATAAGCTTGTCAAGGCTTTCTTCCATTTGTTCAAGTCTGACATATCCACAGCCTGTTTTGTCCGGATCTGATGATGACATGACCCTTTCTTCATTAACAACCGCTGAAATGCTGTATGATAATTCTTTATACTGTGTTATTTCTATCAATTTATTATCAATTATCTTGTTGTAATAACTTATTTGATTAAGATAGTCCTTAGTTGTCATAATAAATTAATACCTCCTAAATGGATTTATAGCAGCTTCAACTTTAGCTGTTCTATTACCTTGTGTCATTCTTAGTGCAAAGTTTGAGAAAACATCTGGAACATCATCTAATTGTTTTTTGCCTGATACCGAATATTGCTTTAACAGTGACATCATCACTCCGTATGGCTCATTAGGCTTATAAAGTGATGCGTCTTTAAAAATAATATGTTGTAATATCCAGTTAGAACATTGGAATATCCTTGCTTCCTTATTCGTTTCGGTCGGTGTATCAGTAATGTTACATATCCAACCTACACTCTCAACACGCTTATTAACTTCCATAGCCACTCTATCACCGCCAGCATTACGTTCAAATTCACACTCTTGTACTTTATTATTCACAAGTACTGCTGCGGCATTTCTGTATTGTTCTTCATAATCCGCTGTGTTATCGCATACACAATCAATGCAGTAATAATCTTCTCCGTATTTCTGTAATACCGGTAGTACAAAGTAATCCGTACCTTTGCCCTTAGTATCGCATTGAGCTGTGATAATTTCTGGTTCTCCGTGTGGTAGATTAAGGTATCTGCGGATTTTATCATCTGGGAATAATAAGCCCTCACGTTCTATAGGGTCTTGTTTATACAGGCAGCGATATGAGATTTCATCCATAAGCAGCTGAATATCTTCAAAATCCTTTACTGTATAGCCACCAAATTCAAAGTCAAAATTACTTTCTCCTGTTACTGGGTCTACATCAGGCACGGATATTACTTTAACTCGTTTGTTTCCCTCATAAGCTTGTATAATACGTCCTATTACGTCTCTAACGCTCCACCTTGTAGCAATATGTATTTCTTTACATGGGTTTCCATCCTCGTCCGGTATCTTTCTTTGTCGTGCATCTACTGCATATTTATCCCACAATTTATCAAGATAGGTTGGGTTTAGTGCTTCTTCAATGCCTCCTATCATATCATCAACTAGCAGAAATTTATTGGCTCTGACTTTACCGGCATTTTTACTGCCGACGGATGTACATTGTACAGATTGAAACGGCTTATATTTTCCTACGTTAAACTGTTCAAGTTTTGCATTTGTACTTGTTACTTCAAGTCCAGGGAACACTTCTCCCCATGTATACTCGTCAGCGTTTGTGACAATATCGTATACTCCATCATAATACATTCGTGTAATGTCTCCGCTGTGTGAATAAAAAAGGTTATATCCGTTTGAGTACCAACCTATAACCGCAGAATGGAAAAACTTTTCGATTGTGGTTTTTCCTGTTCCGGGTGGGAGAGAAATACATAAAATATCATATTTATCATCAATCATGCCTTGTAATGCTTCTATTAAGCCTATTTTGATAAACTGTTTTCTTCTCGGCATATAGAATCTTTCTTTAGGTTCACGTTTCTTTTCTATGTATCTAAAAAAACTGTCAACAACCTTGTTTTGCGCTTCAATCAGTAAAATATCGTAAAACCAATTAATCAGCTCATATTCCGTTTTATTTGCAAACGCATACTTTTCTAAATTCCAAATTGTACCGCCTGTTTTAGTCATGCAGAAGCCCTCTATAAGCTCTTTTGCCCTCTTAGTAAGTTGTAGTCCATACTCAATATCTTTCTCGCCGTTTATGGCTACACTGCAAGCGTCTACATAGGCATCAATTACCTGTTCATCTATTCCATTTCTCTCTATGTAATTTTCATATCCATTGATTGTAGAAATAAGGCTCTGACTAGCCATAAGAAAAGCACCTCCACTTTTCAGCAAAGGTGCTTATAGACCTCTGCCTATAACTGTTTTAGGGTAGCGGCTAACTCTATTTGTTAGCCGGTAAAATTTTGTTAGAATAATACGTCACGGACAGCCGGATGTAATTTCTGCACAAGTGCATTATAATCATCAATTACATATCTTGCTGGAATTATATATGCTTTAATGCCATATCTTTCTGCTGTTTCCCTTTCAATGCAGCAGCCACTCCAATCATAGTTCTCCGCAATTCCTATGAACACATCAGCCTGTGCCAGCTTCTTAAGACTTTCACCTAAATACCATACAGCTTCTTTGCTGTCTTTCGGTGGGTTATCCTCAATGTAGCTGTCGATAAGCTCTAACTCTTCGCCCTCGTATATTTCAGCAATCTTTTTCATCTTCTGAATACTAGCTTTGATTTCTTCCTCTATTCTGTCTCTCATTGGCACACTTACAAATAATTTTTTCATAGCTTCTATCTCCTTTTCTATGTTTTATCAACCTTTATCTTTCTAAGGTCAGCAACTACAATCAATCTGTAGCCGGTAAAATCACTTAATCAATATCTGCAATGCTTTCTACAAAGCAGTTATAATAGATGTATCTCTTTCCGTTGAAATCAAACTTAACATATTCGCCATCGTTTGTATCAATATCAATCTTACCTTGATATGTTGCAAGTTCTTTACCATCTGCCGTGTATACAGTAATTGTTCTTTGCATACCGCCATTTACATCGCTTTTCATATCTGTTATTGCTCTGTCCCATGACGCACATCCGGTCATTCCTAAGCACAATGTCAATCCTAATACAACTGCTAAAATTTTTTTCTTCATAAAATCTCCCTTCATCGCAAACAATAGTCTGCTTCTTCTAATTTATCTGCTATTCTTGTCATTTCAATCTGTGTCCCGTTTTCGTCTTTTGTACCGACAGTTACATATCTGTTGCTTCCACTTGCCATATCTCCAAGTCTTATTTCTGTTTTATCATCATTAAACTTGTAGCATTTACGCATTTCTTCAATGCAGTTATTCATTTCTGATATTTTCATAAAATCACTTCCTATCCTTTTTTGATAATCTCTCTGAATATATCAAGCATTCCTGTTTCTTCAAGCAAAAGCACTGTTCCTGCAATGCATATAGATATCATAAGTGCCACAGCTACTATAATCACAATTAAAAATATAATCGTAAAAGCACTATTCACTCTTCATAAACCTCCTTGTTTCCTCGGTTATTTTAGAGCATATAGCGAAATTCGTTTCAATATGGCTTTGTGGCAGTCTGCCAAACTTTTTCAAAGCATATTTTTCTACTACTTCTCTTGAAATATCTATTCCAAAATTTCCCAATGCTTCTTCGGGCGGCGATTGATACCCTGATAAAGGATTGTTAATATTATTCATTTCTCATAAACCTCTCAAAATCTTTCCTGCACTTAGGGCATAAATCATATGTTCTTTCTAAAAATTTATATCTACGGACACTCTTGATTTCAAGGCACATATCATTATCTTCAAAAGTGGGAACTATATCTCCGCAACATCCAACTTGCTTAAATCTAACTTCTTTCCAGCTCTTAGGTATTATTTCTTTTCCGCACCTATCACAAGTGTGCCATTCTTTTTGATGTTTCATTCTTCTACCGCCTTAATATCCGCCATTAAATTCCGAAAGCCATTCTTTCAGCTCTACATGTGCCTTAGCAAAGCAAAGTTCCATGTCACCATCATTTTCATCGACAATTACTACATCTTCGCCATTACACCTAGCTTTAGGGTAATCATCAGCACAGCCTTTTTTATAAATCAAAATATTCCAATCACATATTTTGCTATAAGTAATTTCAAGATGCATTGGAAAGTCTTTTGCTTTATCGTCAAAAAATTTTAAAAATTCATTCATTCTTCCACCAACTTTCTACCACAAATAGGGCAATAAGCTATTTTCATTACCATTTCAACATTCATCTCTTTACTGCTACACACTGCAAAGGACGGACATTTATTCAAGTCGCATGTAATTACAGGTGTATTTGACAACTTATCAATCTTAAACTTGCCATAATGTGTTATGACAGGAAATTTTTCCTCGCAAAATTTACACATATTACACCTCAACCTCATATTTCTTAAAATAGTTTCCAATATCTTTAGGTATCTCAACACCTAGTTCTTTTGCCCTTTTAATACATTTGTCTTGCGGATAAATAATATGTATTTTTGTATCTCTGTAGGTTGTACAGTCTATCCCAGAACTATATTTTGCACATTTTTCTCTGTATTCACATATATCGCATTCGGTATTTTTCTCTTTATATTTTTTCGGTTTGTATTGTTCAAAGTCTTTACACTTATAATCAAGTGATGTATTATTCCCTTTTTGGCATCCATAAAACGGATATTCTTCTCCCGTTTCTTCATCAAAAATAAAATCCTCATCACAATATTTGCAAATTGAACAATCTTTCATATTACACCTCAAATCTTCGTAAATATATCCAAATCATAGTTATCTCTGATATGGTCAACAACTTCCTGTAATTTGCTTTTCACAAATTCATCATTGGCAATATCTGGGTGTGCGTAAAACATACAACTGTCTTTCTTGCCGTCTGCTTTATATTTACGATAGTTAAATGTCATCATAAACAATGGTATTCTTGTTAAATTCTTTGTCTTGCGTCTTATCCAGCGATTAACAATTCTCTCAATCATCATTCTTCCCCCATAAATTATCTGGTAATTCTTCGCCGCCATAAATCTTGTTAGCATATTTCTTAAATGTCGGCACGCTACAGCCTGCTACTTTTGCCGCCTTTACTTGTGAAGCCTGCCCCGATATGTATAAGTTAATTGCTTCATAGAATTTATCTTTGTTTAGTGGATGTACGCCCATAGCCATAATAATCACTCCTTATTTCAAATATTTCTGTGCTAAGTTTTCTCTTATCATTCCAGACATGAAATGCTGCAAGCTCTTAGTTACTTCTTTGCCATTAATCTTGTATTTTGTCTGTAAGTAATAATCTATTAACTCTTTGTAGTAATCATCAAATCCATAAGCAGAATTATCACTCATATAATTACCAACTGGCTCAAAGTAATTAATAACTATCTTTGTCAAAGCCTGTTCTGTAATGCGTATATGGCTCATATTTAAAGTTTTATTGTATTGCTCAAGGAAATAGTCAATAATATGCTTTAACTCCTCTATTCGCCAATCTGACGGCTCGCAATCTGCAAATTCAACAGCAATGTTTTTAATTGCATCAGATTTGCTTTCGCCTTTTTCAACTGAAAAAGCATATATATCTCCTCTTGAAGAATCTTTAGATTCTGAAAGAGCATTTGATGTATCACTTATACATTTATCACTTAAACCATAATTGTTATACTTATGTATGGATTTTTCTCCACTACCCCCTATGGATTTATTTCCGTTACCCTGTGGATTTTTATCCACCCCCTCATTTTCTTCTTTTATTTCCAATTCATTAATAAAATCATCATAGAATTTTTGAGTGAGTGTTATTATCCTGCCAGTAATTTCTCTTGTTCCCTCTCTATATGTGTATTCACGCTTAATATGTCCGTTTTTCTCTAATTTTAGTATTGCCTTTTGAATTGTATTTTCCTTTACACCGATAAAATCAGCAAAATGTCTGTTATTAGCATAACATTGCTTTTTACTGCCTTTTGATAAACTGTATATTTCTAAGAGTAAAAACTTTTCGTTAGGCGTATACTCTCTTGATAGATATAAATTTTTGTAAATCCATACGCCTTTAAAATCCCTAGTTTCGGGTATTATAATTTCTTTTGCCATAATCGAATACCTCCGCTTGATATTATTTATGTATGCCTGTGATACACACTCCGCTTGATTGGTAAAAACAACAAACAGACACAGCGGAAGTGCTTTTCGGTAGCTAACCTAGTTTGTTGTAAATAGTTGCACGGAGAGTCGAACTCCGTCAGACCAAACCATGCCAATGCATTTCAAATCTGCAAATTCTATTTTGCAAAGAGTTTTCTGTTTCCGATAATACAACTACTATTCATACATCTCCCATCGACCGGAACTATTGCAGTAGTATCCGACTAAGTGGAGATAAGAAATTGATGTGGTGTGGATTTGAACCACACATGAGATTCCGTCAGTTAGTCTGCACCTACGAATAGGGATAAATGGATTTTTATTTTCTAACGGATTTATTGGTGTAATTGCTTACAGCTATTTACCAGACTTGTTCTAGCAATCCTTATCGCACACCGTTCTCTTAACCATCAATTAGCGTTTACCCATTTCGCCACACATCAACGCCACATTTCGGGCAACCGCCGTGTTAGGGATTTGAACCCCAGAGACTTTTACATCCAGACTGTTTTCAAGACAGCACCCTCGACAAACCGGACACACGGCAAATATAGCAGTGTAGTGGAACTGCTATATTTGAAATTGCTTTTGCCACTACTTTGTACAATTTCATGCGGACTTTCTACCGCTTACGGCAAGGTTCACCTCTGTCGTAAGTTAGCGCCGACATCGCGAATCGAACACGAACAACATTTCTGTTGGATAGCTTAGCAAGCTACTGGAATACCTTTATCCCATATCGGCAAATACCGCCTGTAACGGCTATCAAGGGAAAATGCAATAATATTTTGGGGGAATATTGAGGAAGAACCTTGATAAGTTGAATTTCGCACCTCTGTACGAGGCAAAACTCTCCGAGCGGTCTTGCACCACCCTTAACTGAAACAAATCCAAGAGAGCATATGAAGGAGGACTACCCTGTAAAATGCAAAACATGGTAGTCTACGATAAAAGTAAGACAAACTACACCAGTCGGATTCGAACCGACGCATACAGAGGTCAAAGCTCTGTGCCTTACCGCTTGGCTATGGTGCATTAAGTGGCTATTCTCGGTATATATTCGCCACAAACCGCAGTGTACTATCCTTTGTAGCCGTTATACTTTCATTGACCAACACGGCTACTCTGACAATTCTATGTATTTATCAATGTACCACTTAGCTTTTTTAATATCCTCTAAGCCATTCTTTCTACCACTTCGGTAGTTATACTTAAAAGCATTGAGTAAACAGAATGTTTTAACAGCTTCAACCCCAAATATCTCAAGCATAACATCTATACATTCAAAGCTACCAGTCTCATAATGACTTGGATGATTAACATTGTCATTTACCGGCTTTTCATTGACGCTAGGTGCGACATCTTTAAGTGGAATGAAGCTATTTTTCTTACCACCGTTATTAACACAGCTTTTACATGGTTCTACGCTAAATAGTAATGATTTATTTATGCAATTAACGCAAAATCCATTATTTTCAGCATTTCCCATTAAACATCACCTGCCTGTCTGTGATTAGTTTTGTAAGTATCAAATCCCTCTGGGTATCTTGCTTTCAGCTTATCAATGTTAATCTGCATGATTTCATCAAGGTTAAACTCAAAAGAATCACACATTAAAGCTAAGTACCAACATACATCGCTGATTTCACGCTTTAA